GAGGCACTAATAATCCTAATATCATAGAATACCATACAATACCAAAACCATTACACTTTCAACGGGTTGCAGAACATAGCCCAAGATGATGATATTGCAGAATACCACACAATGCCGGAAAATCGCCCAAAATTCGTGTACATAATCGTGTACGAGGTAAAAGCCGGACAATTCGTGTACATTATAGATTGTCAAACCTTGACATTGCTTTTGCCTTTAATTCATCAACTATCTTCACATAAGGCTTCATTGCCGAAAAATCATTGTGACCCGTCCATTTCATAATGACCTCACTTGGAATGCCAAGTTGCAAGGCGGTAACGACAAATGTACGCCGTCCGCAATGCGTGGTCAATAAAGCCCATTTCGGAAAGACTTGTTCGTGCCTTATGCCGCCTTGAAAATAGACAATCCGTGTCGGTTCATCAATGCCGCATACTTGCCCAAGAATCTTCAAATGGGCATTCATCTTCACATTCGATATTACAGGCAACGCCAAATCTTGCGGAAACTTCATGTCCTTATATTTGTCAATAATCGCTTGTGAATGCTTGTTCAGTTCAATGCGCAATCCGTCCACCGTCTTTTTTGTGACAACCTCAATAAATCCATCCTTGATGTCTGACCTTTTTAATTTCGCCACATCCGAATATCGCAAACCCGTGAAGCAACAAAACAAGAAAATATCACGCACCCTTTCAAGGGCGGCTTGCGTGGGCAAGAACACATGGTTTTCCAAGGTTTTTATTTCGTCTTGGGTCAAATATATTATTTCCTTTGAATTGCCGTCCGTGCCTTTCAATTTGGGCTTGAATGTGTCTTGAACATCCCCATTGTAATACCCTTTTTTGTGCGCCCACCGCAAGAACCAACGGACAAAAGCAAGATTTTTGGCGATGGTGGTGTTTCGTAATTCTTTCTTTTCCAAATATGCAAGATAGGCTTGCATCTTTGATTCATTGATTCCGGGAAATGACAAGTGCGGGTCAAAGTCATAAAGATGATGCTTGATTGCCGCAAACTTTTCAAATGTCGATGGTGTCCATTGATTTTGTTTTCCCATCATATCGGTAAACAGGTCGAACACATGAAATAAATCCATGTTCGGGTCTGCAAGGCTTTCATTGGTCTTGGTTTTTCGCCCGACCATATCATTGAACAAATCTTTGATTTCGTCCAATGTCGGAACACGCTTTTCAAGCAATTCATATCGGGCAAACACTTCATTCATTATTGCTTTCCATTCATCAATGGTGCGGTTGATGTCAGCCGCACCGGGGGCGGATTTCAAGGCGCATTGATTATTCGCATCCCAATCTTTCAAATCAATGTTATGCCCGGTCGGAAAATCAAGTGGTCTTTGCCCACGTAATGTCACCCGCATACGAATGGCAAGATTATGCGTTTCGCCCGGCTTGCGTTTGTGTAGTAAAAACTTTATTCCTTTTTGGATGTGCATTATTTTTCCGATTTAAGCATTTTACCACGTCCGAGCAACAACCATTCGGCGGAAACGCCAAAGTCCGTGCAAATAGCCGAAAGCGCATCCAAATCAATCATTTTATAATTAGTTTCATCCAAAGGCTTGTCAAGACTGTTTTTTATACATGAATACTTTGTGCGGTTCAATTGGTGGTCGTCACAAAAGCCTTTCAACCCGGTTATCTTACCCAAGGAGATAGCCAAGTCCAACGCTTCAAAGAAACGGCGTTGTATTGCAATTGCTTGTGGGTTGATGCTTTTTTTCATAGTCATTTCTTTTGTGGCACAGAAACCATAAACGAAAATTCATATTCACGTATTGAATCGCCATATTTGATTGGGAATATCAATCGAATAATCATATTACCTTCTTTCTTGATGCTTTTTTTCTTAAAAACAGGATAAGCCCCGGTTTCCCACCAATTTTCTAATGGAAATATACTTTTTGATATTTCCGTTCCTGATGCAATGATACTTGTTCCTTTGGGTGCATCTTTTTGCATTCTTATTGTATTGTCAAATACAATTCCCGAACTTTTTTTGTTGCGTATGAACAAAGTTTTATCCCAATCACATTCAACATTTGCTTTGGTTTTATTCTCTATTTTGATTGACCAAAATAAATCGGTTGGGGAAAATGTGAACTTAATACTATCATTTTCCCAAACCATGTTATTAGCACCCGGCGTTGTTTGTTCAATTACACAACCCGCATATTTTTCTTGCCCTTTGGCAACAACCAAAGACATAATAAGACATATACATACAAATATCCTTTTCATAGGTTTTCCATTTTCTTTTTGTAATCAACAATCATTTTATCAAACTTTTCTTTGGCAACAACCGCAAATTTTTCACCTTGCAGGCTTGCCAATTCAAGTGCATCAAAGATTTCTTGCGGCATGACCGAATAATAAGACGGGTTGCCGTAATAGTTATTGACCTTGATTCTTATCGTTTCCATATCATTGCCCTTTCGTTAAGTTCCCTATTATTTCCAACAGCTTGTCAATGTGTTCTTGCGCCTTTGCCAAAGATTGTTCTTTGCTTGCAAGGATTTCCAACAATTTATCGGTGTCGGTCTTGTGAACCGTCACGTTGTTGCCATTGATGTTGTCGCCATTGACATTTTGTTGTTCACCCCCGGCGTAATTTTGCGGTTTCAATACCAAGTCACGCAAAATTGCGTGTTTTGATTTTGGAATTTTCGTGCCCGATTCCCAATTTTGAATGGTTCGAGGGTGTACGCCGACCATTTCCGCAAGGGTTTCTTGCGATACACCCAATTTTTCACGAATTTCTTTTATATTCAAATCATTCATAATCAGCAACTTACAAAATAACTTCAAAATTAACACGCAATTTTGTGTGAAAAAGTTTGGTTTTACACACAATATGCCGTATCTTTGCAGGTGTAAAGTTCCACAATGCAAAGGTAAAGCATTAAGGAGCGTTTGCAAATAGCAAAATTACGTCATTTTTTGCGGAATGCCAAAAGCAAACCCGAAAAGTTGCGGTTTTGAAACACATTTAATTTCAAACATATATGAGTAAAGAACAATTTTCATTCAACAAAGGATGGTCGCAAGTCAAGAACGGCGACATTTCCGAATGCCGGGCAAAATTGATGGCGGCTTTGAATATCAATACCCGAATGGCATTCTTAAACAGATTGAAAGGTGAGGTCGAACCCAAAGTTTCGGAAGCAAGAGCAATCGAAGCCGTGTTTGCCGAATATGGGATTAAGGATGTTTGGGGAATGTAGTATGGAAGCAAAAAGCCTGACCAAGCGTGAAGCCGAAATTGCGGAGTTATTCGCATGGGGCGCAAGCAAGAAAGACATTGCGGAACGCCTTTTCATTTCGGAACGGACGGTGGAAAATCATGCCCGGAACATATACGAGAAAACCGGGTGTTCCAAAGTCAATGAGTTATCCGCATGGTGGTTTTGCACGAAATTCCACATTTCCTTTGACTTGTCACCCTTGAAACGCAAGGTTATCGCAACAACGCTTGTCGCCTTATTGATGCCGCAAATCTTCAATTTCGACAATGTGGCAATCAGAGTGCGCACAAGGAACACTTGCCGGACGGTTCGGGTGATAAGGTCAAGAAGAAAGTTTGAAGATGACTTTGCAACGGTCGAATTTTAACAACTAAAAATTTCGCAACAATGAAAGAGGAAACAAAAAAACAAGTCAGAATCGCCATTGTCGGGTTGTTCGGTGTCCTTGCGTTGATATGCGCAACATCCGAACCGATAAACCAAGACACATGGTTTAAGGACTTCTTTATCAGCAAGTCGATTGCCGCCCTTTTCGGGTATATCGCATACAGGCTTGCGAAGTATTGGGAATCAAAAGGACTATTGCCTGAAATGGATGATGATGTATGATAAAAATTGACCCAAATACAAGGATTATCGACTTGACGGTTGGTGAACTAATGGAGTTGATAGAAGCCGCCCAAACGGAGAAAACAACGCCACAAGCCCCGACCGCACCCGAAAAACGGTTTGTTTATGGCATAGCCGGGATTGCCCAAGTGTTCAATTGCAGTATGACAACGGCAAACAGAATCAAGGCAAGCGGACGGATAGACCGGGCAATCATGCAGAACGGGCGCATTATAGTTGTCGATGCCGACCTTGCTTTGGAACTATACAATAACAATAAATAATACGCAACAATGAAACAGGTAACATTAAAATCCCTAACCCTTTGCAATTTCAAGGGTGAAAAGGAACGGACAACGAATTTCAACCCGGACGTAACCACCATTTCGGGCGGCAACGGGCTGGGCAAGTCAAGGCATTTCGATGCTTTCATTTGGTTGCTTTTCGGCAAAGATTCCAAAGACCGAAAAGACTACGAAATCAAGACCCGTGTTGATGGCAAGGAATTGCACAATGTAGAATGCAGCGTGTCGGGTGTCATTGATGTGGACGGTGAGGAAATCAACTTGAAACGTGCCTATATCGAAGATTGGGTAAAACCACGTGGGCAAGTCGAAAGAGTGTTCAAGGGCAATCACACCGAATGTTGGTGGAATGATACCCCGGTCAATGTCGGTGAATACACCAAGAGGATTGAAGCAATCATTGATTCATCCGTGTTCAAGATGATAACCAATCCGGCATTCTTTGTCAATATGCCGTGGAAGCTGCAAAGGGAACAACTTTTTCAGCTTGCCGGAACAATCACAGATGCCGAAATCGCTTCAAAGAAGCCCGAATTTGCCCTTTTGCTTGACAAGATAAGCGGCAAATCACTTTCGGACTTCAAAGCCGAAATTTCGGCAAAAAAGAAGCGTTTGAAAGACGAATTGGCGCAAATCCAACCAAGGATTGACCAAACCCATAAGATGATGCCCGAAAATGAGGATTTCAACGCCATTGAAGTTCAAATCCAAGTCATTGATGATGAAATCAAGGACATAGACAAGGCGATTAGTGATGCCACCGCCGCAATCCGCAAGGCGTATGAAGCGGAGCAAAAGAAGCAAAAGGACGTGAACGCCTTGAAATCCGAATGCCAACAACTACTTTTCAGGGCAAAGGAAGAAGCGCAAAATGCCGCATTTGAAGCCAATGCCGCCCGCCGTGAATTGGAAAGCAATATCAAGGCAAAGGAACGTGAATTGGCAGCGACCAACCGTGAATTGTCGGCGAGCCGAAAAGAGCAAGAACGGCTTGAAGAAGATGTCAAAAAGTTGAAGTCGGAACAAGACACTTTGCGCAATCAATGGTTTGAAGAAAACGGCAAGGTCTATCATGGTGAAACGACTTGTCCGCATTGCAAGCAGGAATTACCCGCCGCCATGATTGAGCAAGCAAGGGATGTTTTCACGAAAGCCCAAGCCGACAAATGCAATGATATAACCTCAAAGGGCAAGCGAATTGGCGAAAGAATCAAGGAACTTGAAAAGGACATTGACGATGTGAAAAAGGACATTGAGAATGCCAATGCCAATGTCACGTCTATCAATGGCGAAATAAGCAAGATGAAAGCCGATTTCGTTGCTTTGCCGCTTGTTGATGCCGCCGCCGTTGTGCCTGAATCAATCCCGGAATGGGTCGAAAAGCAAGCAAAAATCAAAGAGATTGAAGCGACCATAAGCACCGAAAAGGCAAGTTCCACCGACACGAGCAAGGCACAGGAAAGGAAGTCGGAGTTGAACAAGACCCGTGACGACCTCAATAAAAGGCTTGCCAACCGTGATGCAATCAAGCGTTATGAAGATGAAATCGCAAGCCTTGAAAAGAAAGGCAAAGACCTTGCCCAACAAATCGCCGATGTCGAAAAACAGGAATACACGGTTGAGCAATTCACAAAGACCAAGATTGATGAATGCGAAAGCCGGATAAACGGGATGTTCAAATATGTGTCTTTCCGCTTGTTTGACTTCACCATTGACAACAACCCCGTTGAAACGTGCATTCCTTTGGTCAATGGCGTTCCATACCCAAGTGCGAACACGGCAGGACAAATGAATGCCGGGCTTGACATAATCAACACATTATGCCGCTTTTATGGCGCGTGCGCACCGATATTCATTGATAACCGTGAATCGGTCAATGACATTATCGAAACTGAAAGTCAGATTATCAACCTTGTTGTAAACAAGGACAATTTTTTAACAATTAAATAACAACGCAACAATGGAAAAGAAAATTGAAAAAAGCGAATTTCTTTCAAAGGTGGAAGCATTCGCACATGAAATGACAACAATGACAGAAAAGAAAGAGGGTGTCAAACGTGGTCTTGTTATCCTTGCCGCCGAATCGGTGGAAAGTGAAAATGGCACAAAGCAAATCATTTCCGTGCTTGGCAATGGTGGAAAGGTGGTGGAAGCGATTGCCGGATTTGCTTCACAGGAACACGGCAAGTCATTTCTAATGGCTGGCATGAAAGAAGCCGCCCTAAATAGCCTTATTGAAAAAGTATTGGGGGGGGCAATCATAATCATTAACAAGTAAAAGATTGAATCATGAACGAAATTCAGAAAACAGAAAAGCAGGGGCAAGCATTGACGGTTGCCGCCCCCGTACAAGTCGGGTTCAACTTCTTTGACCCGGTGCAATTCGACACCATGCAGCGTGTTTGCAAATTATTCGCAAGTTCGGAACTTGTGCCGGATATGTACAAAGTAACGGACAAAAACCCAATCGAAAAGGCGATGGCAAATTGCATGATTGCCATTGAGATTGCCCAACGTATCGGCGCAAGTCCATTGATGGTTATGCAAAATATGGTGCCGATTTATGGCAAGCCGTCTTGGTCGTCAAAATTCCTTGTCGCCACCGTGAACACTTGCGGACGCTTCAAGCCCTTGAAGTACCGCTTCACCGAAAAAGGTATGCTTGGCATGGTGGATTATGTCGAGTACACAAAAGTATGGGTAAACGGTCAAAACGGACGGGGCTATTATAAGAATGAAGCCACGACCAAGCAATTTGATGGGCGCAAGATGATGGATATTGAGTGTGTCGCCTACACAAGCGCAAAGGGTTCGGAAGAAGTCTTGGAAAGTTCGCCCGTATCTATCCGCCTTGCCATTCAAGAGGGGTGGTTTACAAAGAACGGTTCAAAATGGCAGACCATGACCAAACAAATGCTTATGTATCGTGCGGCTTCATTTTGGACAAGTGCTTACGCACCTGAATTGTCAATGGGGATGCGTACCGTTGAGGAATACCAAGACATAATGGATGTGGATTATCAAGAAGTCGGGGCGGAAGTTGAAGCCGAAAAGCACGACAACGCCAACAAAGTGCAAATCGGTGTGGATTTGGCGCAAGGTAACGACAAGACCACGGCGACAATGATTGACCCGGAAACGGGCGAAATCAAAGCGGTGCATGATGCCAATGCCGAAACGCCAAAAGAGGAAGCGGCACAAGCACCGACACCACAACCCCAACCCGGTTTCTAACAAACAATCAAAATCCGAAAGGCTATGGAATTGAAGATTTTGGGTTCGAGTTCAAAGGGCAATTGCTACTTGCTTGACAACGGCAATGATTGCTTGATGATAGAATGCGGCATTCCTTTCAAAGACGTGCAAAAGGCGGTCAATTTCGGCATTTCCCGCATTGCTGGTGTAATTATATCACACGAGCATGGCGACCACGCCAAACACGCCGGAAAGTGCCTTGAAGCGCAAATCCCATGCTATATGTCGCAAGGCACGAAAGACGCATTGCATTTGCCGCAAACCCGGCTTGTCCGTGTGATGGAAGAATTGAAAGTGTACGAAATCGGCAATTTCAAGGTGCAACCATTCGCAACCCAACATGATGCCAAAGAGCCTTTCGGATTTTTGATTTACCATAAGGAATGCGGCATGGTCTTGTTCGCAACTGATACATATTACTTGCATTACACCTTTCAGGGATTGAATAACATCTTGATTGAATGCAATTATCGTCAAGACATATTGGATGCCAATGTTGAAGCGGGCAAATTGCCGATGGCGTTACGGGCAAGGACAATGAAAAGCCATTGCAGCTTTGACACTTGCCGGGAAACATTGCTTGCAAACGACTTGTCAGGCGTGAACCATATTGTCTTGATACATCTTTCGGATGGCAATTCAAACGCAAAGGAGTTCAAGCAAGGAATCGAAGAAGCAACGGGCAAGACCACCCACATTGCCGAAAGCGGAATGACAATTTCAAATTTCAACAAATCACCATTTTAATTTTCAGAACATGAAGAAGTTTCTTTTAAGACAAAAAGGCATTGAAGAAGCCATTGGAAAATTTGATTCAAAGATTGAAGCCGTTGATGTGATGGATGGTTACATTACGGACAACAACGATGAATTGGATTCAGACGATGAGGGGTATTTGACCCCGTTTGATTTCACCCTTGACGAAATCGAGGAAAGGGAAATCAACGAATGTGTGACCAACTACGAGGAAGCCCGGAAGTATCTTGGCGGCAAGCCCAATGCGGACTTTTCCGTTACAAAGAAGCTGCAATCAAACAATTCTTTGGATTTGTCCGGCGTTGCCCACTTGGTTGATGAAATGAACCCCCGACACCTCAAAGCCCTTGCCGCATTGAACAAGTTGTTCACCATTGCGGAAGCATGGAACAAAGCGGATGATTTCGTGCCGGATTTCAGCAACCAAAACCAATACAAGTATTATCCTTGGTTTGTATATGACCGGGATGCTGCGGGGTTCGTGTATGCGCATGCGAATGCTACGGCTACGCGTACGTATGCGAATTTCGGTTCTCGGCTTTGCTTTAAGACCGCAAATCGGGCACGGCAATTCGGTGAAATGTTTGCCGACTTGTACAACGAAGTGTTCCTTTTCAAATAAAATGTGTTTCATAGTAAAACAAATCGGATATGGAAAAAGAACTTGGGCAGGAATACAAGAACCCGATTCAACGTGAAGCGTTCTTGAAAGACAATTGCGATGCTTGCGAGCAAAAAGGGTATATGAAGCCATACAGCCCGGAAGAATTGCAAGGGCATAAAGAAAGGCATACTAATCTTTCGATTGAAATAGACAAAATCGAAGATGAAAAGAAAGTCGCAATGGAAACTTTCAAAGGTCAGTTAAAACCATTGAGGGAAGAATGTAAGCAGTTACTTAAAAATATCAAGGCAAAGGCGGAATATGTAACCGAAACGTGTTACAGGTTCACCGACCAAGAAACAAAGGAAACCGGGTACTACAACAAAGACGGCAAGTTGATTGAGAGCCGCCCGGCGACCGCTGACGAACTGCAACCCACCATTTTTGGCGTGGTGCGCAATCTTAACCCCAAAACAGGAACGGACAATTAACAACTAAATTTTTGAATCATGGATAATGAAAAATTGCAAATCAACCTTGCGCCCGGAATGAGCAAAGCGGAACTTGTCATTCGTGAGGGTGCAGCAGCGAAAGAACTTGAACCCAAAGCACCCGTTAAAACTAACTTGAAAGGTGTTATCGGGGCGGTCGTTGAATACCTCAAAAAGAGAATTAACACCGGGCAATTTGAACAAAAAGATTGCCTTGTGCTTGTAAACCGTGAATCAATCGAAATCACCTTGATAACGAATGAAGCGGATGAATACAGGCGTGGTGAAATAACGGGCAAATTGAGTTACAACCCCAAGTTCATTGAATTTGGCATTAACGGCGGCAAAGTCTGGACACCCACGGAACTTGGCTTGTTTATCAAGATGAACCGGGCATTCTTTGCCGACCGCAACGAAAACATGAAGCTGGTTTCAAGCCTGATGAACTTCACCGCCGATGTGAATAACAAGATTGAAAGGGCGGTCAAGGAAAACGGCAACCGCACGGACAATTTCGCCCAAGTGGTCAATTCCAACTTGCCGGAATCATTCACCATCCAAATGCCCATCTTCAAGGGTATGCAGCCCGAAACAATAGAGGTGGAAACATTCGCACAGGTGAACGGGCGTGAAGTCGCCTTTGTGTTGTTGTCGCCGGGCGCACAAGTAACGCTTGAAGATTTGCGTGACAAGGTTATTGATGAACAATTGGAGCAAATAAGGGAGATTGCGCCGGAAATCGCAATCATTGAAGTTTAACAAAATGCCCCCGGCTTGCTTGTCGGGTCGGGGGCTTCAATATCGCAACAATGAATGATTTGAAAATAACATTGGAATCCCTTGTGGCAAGGTATAACACAACGGCATTCATGGAGAATGACCCAGTGGCATTTCCACGTTGTTTCTTGGGTAAATCCAAACAAGATATTGAAATTGCCGCTTTCCTTGCTTCGACAATTGCTTGGGGCAATAGAAAACAGATAATGAACGGTTGCCGAAAGATGTTGTTTGACATTATGGATGGCAAGCCTTATAATTTTGTGATGCACGGAAGTTGGCAACACATAGACCCGAAATGCAACATTCACCGCACATTTTTTGGTCGTGATTTGGCGTATATGTGTCGGGGCTTGCAATTTGTGTATCTGACAAGCAACACTTTGGCAATCGCTTTCGGACAAGGTGACTTAACCGTTTGGGATGGTTTTTCAAGATTGCGTGAATTGTTCGCACAAGCGAATGGCGGTGAATACTCAAAGCATATATCTGACCCGACACCCAACAGGCACAAGGGCGGTTCGCCTTGCAAAAGACTGAATCTTATGTTGCGTTGGTTATGCCGTCAAGATGGGATTGTTGATTTGGGCGTTTGGCATAACTTGAAGCCAAGTCAATTGATGATGCCCCTTGATGTTCATGTCGCCCGTGTGGGGCGTGAATTGGGCTTGATTACACGCCAAGGCAACGACCGTAAGACCGTTGAGGAACTGACCCGGAATTTGGCGGCTTTCAACCCCCAAGACCCGTGTAAATATGACTTTGCGTTGTTCGGTATCGGTGAATCACAAAAACACGTTAAGCGATGAAAGAAGTGTATTATTTCCAACATGATTACAATGCCCGGAATGACCCAAAATTGCAAGACGTGTTGATTGACCTTGGCGTTGAGGGTATCGGCGTATTTTGGTGCATCATAGAACAATTATACGAGCAAGGCGGAACATTGCCTTTGCGTTCATGCAAAAGCATTGCATTTGCTTTACACGTGGATTGCAAGGTGGTTGATTTGCTTGTTTACAATTACGGATTATTCAAGAATGATGGTGAAAAATTTTGGTCTGAATCTGTTTTGAACCGTTTGAACAGGAGAAAGGATATTTCGGACAAACGCAAGTTGGCAGCTTTGGAAAGGTGGCGAAAAAATCTTGAAAGTCAGGCAAATGCACAAGAAGCAGCAATTAACAATCAAGTTAAATCAAATGCACAAGCAATGCAAGTCGAATGCGCAAGCAATGCAAATGCAGGACATAAAGAAAAGGAAATAAAAGAAAAGGATAATATAAAAGAAAGTATTAAAGAAAAGAGCGAACCCGCCAAGCGGTTTCGCCCCCCTACTTTTGAAGAAGTGCAATCCTACATTCAAGAAAAAGGATATTCAGTTGATGCGGAAGCATTCATTGCGTTTTACGAAAGCAAAGGTTGGATGGTCGGCAAAAACAAGATGAGAGATTGGCGGATGGCGGTTGTCACATGGTCGAAACGTGACAATATACGCCCGGCAAGAAAAGCAAGTGTAACAAAAAAATGCAATGACGAATGGATATAAAAGATACCATAACAGACAAGGACGGCAATCAAAAGACCGTGAAAGTGCAGATGCCAAGTATCGGGCGCATTATGGAAGCCGTGAAGCAACGTGGGTTGTTTGTCGGCATTACCCGTTACCAATACTTGCAATATGACGTTGAAGAAGCATTGAAGATTGTTGAAGCAATCGGAAAAAGCCGAAACGCAAAGTTTGTGATTGACGATGAAAACCGCTTCACTTACGAAAACTTCATCAAATGGTGTCATTGCGACACGTCAATGCGATGCCTTGACCCGGAAACAAGGCAGATTGTTCCGGGGAATTTGAAACGTGGAATTTACATTGCGGGAAATACAGGTTCGGGCAAATCTTGGTGTCTTGAAATCATGCTTGCATATAGTGCTGCATGGGGTTTCCGGGTGTCAATGGAGAAAGACAACACGACACGCCCTTTGTGGTGGGCAACCTTTCGGGCGGATGAAATTTGCGACAGGTTCATTGAAGATGGGAACATCCAACGGTTCAAGACACAAGGCATTCTTGGTGTTCAGGATTTAGGCAGCGAGCCGCAAGAATCAATGTACATGGGCAATCGCCTTGATGTGATGCGGAATGTGCTTGAATACAGAGGTGACAAGACCGATGAATTAACCCTTATCACTTCAAATCTTAAAATCAACGGTGAAGCATTATCCAACAGGTATGGCGACCGTGTGGCAAGCCGACTTCGGGAAATGTGCAACTATTTTGAAATCAAAGGAAAAGACAGACGTAAAATTTAACGACTATGATAAACAATGAGCAATTGAAAGAAACCTTGGGCGATGATTTATGTGATTATTGCCCGTGGAAGAATAACGAAATCGACCACCGATGCGATAGTCTTTGCGAGGGCTTATATTGCGATGATGCGTTGGTCGCTTTCTTGGATGAAAACCAAGATTATTTTGATGATGATGCGGAATAAATAACTAATAAACGATATAACAATGGACGGTATTATCATTCAACAAGATGCGGTCTATAAAACCGAAAAAGGTACACCCGTGACCGATTCTTTGAAAGTCGCACAGGTGTTCGGCAAACAGCATAAGAACATTATGCAAGCAATAAGAAACATCTTGGGGTCGGCTGAAAATTCAGCCCACCGCCGATGGTTTGCAGAATCAAGTTATTGTGATGCACAAGGCAAATCACGACCGATGTTCATAATGAACCGTGACGGATTTTCCTTGCTTGCAATGGGTTTGACGGGTGCAAAAGCAATGCAATTCAAGGTTGCATTCATTGAGCAATTCAATGCGATGGAAAAGGTCGTGCGGCAAGTGACACAACCCACCGCCCCGGCGATACCCCAATCATTTGCGGAAGCATTACGCCTTGCAGCGGCACAGGCGGAACAAATCGAGCGGCAACAAAAGCAGATTGAAGCCGATGCGCCCCGTGTCCTATTCTCACAAGCGGTTGAAACCGCCAAACAATCCGTGCTTATCGGTGAACTTGCCAAGATAATATGCCAAAACGGTGTTCAGACGGGCGAAAAGCGGCTTTTCCAATGGATGCGTGACAACGGTTATTTGTGCCAATATGGTGAAAGGTACAATCAACCGACCCAAAAGGCAATGGAAATGGGTTTGTTCGAGATAAAGAAAACAACCATTCAGAAGCCAAACGGCGACACTCTTATATCCAACACGACCAAGGTAACGGGCAAGGGTCAAGTGTATTTCGTAAATAAGTTTTTGCATAACCATCAAAAGAACTTGCAGCCATGAGGATATACATTTCAGGAAAGATAAGCGGCTTGCCTTATAAGGAAGCCGAACAAAGGTTTGAAGATGCGGAAGCCTTATTGACGGAACTTGGCTTTGAAGTGATAAACCCGTTAAAGAATGGTCTTGCGACCCATGAAGAATGGATAAAGCATTTATGCAAGGATATTGAAATGCTGCATTCGTGTGATGCAATCTACATGATGGATAATTGGACTACTTCAACCGGGGCTTCAATAGAATTTGATTTTGCCAACCGCACGGGCAAGGATGTATTGTTTGAATCAAACATAATCATTCTAAATGATGAATACAAGGCAATCTTGCGCATACAAAATGCAATCCATGAAGTGACAGGGTTACGCTTCAATCAATATATCACCAAGTCGCGCAAGCGTGACGGGGTGTTTGCCCGGATGATATTCGTGTATCATTGCCGCAAGCGAAAAATGAAGCTGACACAGATAGCCAAGTATGTTCGCCGTGACCATTCTTCGATGCTTCATTTATTGCGGAAGTATGATGATGATTTCAAGTACAATCCGCAATTCCGGGATATGGCGACAAGGGTAAACAATATATTGAATAAAACAAATGAAACCGCATAAATTCGATTATCGTTGGACTTTGAAAGATGCCCACTTCACCAAAGACAAAGGGGCGGTCTTTTCATGTTTTGCTTGTGGGGGGGGCAGTTCTATGGGTTACAAACTTGCCGGGTTCGATGTAATCGGGTGCAATGAGATAGACCACCGCATGATGTACGCATATTGTCAGAACCACAACCCCAAGTTCCCTTTCCTTGAACCGATACAGACATTCAAGGATAGAACGGATTTACCGCCCGAATTGTACAATCTTGACATTTTGGACGGGTCGCCGCCTTGTTCTACATTTTCGATGGCTGGTGTGAATTGCGGGCGTGAAAAAAGTTGGGGCAAAATGAAGAAGTTTAGAGAGGGGCAAGCCGAACAAGTTTTAGACACCTTGTTTTTCGACTTCATAGACCTTGCAAAGAAGCTGCAACCCAAAGTCGTTGTCGCCGAAAATGTCAAGGGGTTGTTGCTTGGTGAAGCCAAGGATTATGTAAGACGGATATACGAGGGCTTCGAGGATGCCGGGTATTATTGCCAACATTGGTTGCTTGATGCACAAAAGATGGGTGTTCCGCAACGGCGTGAACGGGTTTTCTTTATCTGTTTACGGAAAGACCTTGCAACCCCATTTTTGGTGATGCAAAGCCTTTTCAATGATGTGCCGAAATTAGACCTTGACTTCAAAGAAGCACCAATTATGTTTTCCGATGTCGTTGCGGGCGTTGGTCGTGAAATAAAATCAAAGGAGATGCGGAAAAGATGGGAATCAAGATTGCCGACCGATGATGATTTTGGTGATGTAACAACAAGGCTTTATGGACGGCGATTGACATTCAACACGCAATTTGCATTCCTTGACCGTGTGTGCAATACTCTTACGGGAAAAGAAGATTCAACGGTGCATTATGATAAACCGTTTTATCTTTCGACCCAAGAAGTGACGACAATTGCAACATTTCCACAAGACTACAATTTTGCGGGTAATAAACCCCATTATGTGTGCGGAATGTCCGTGCCGCCCGTGATGATGGCACAAGTTGCAAGCCGAATTTGGGAACAATGGTTATCGAAGATTTAGCAAATAATGTTTCACTATAAAACAAAAAAGCAATGAAATTACTATTTTTTGACCTTGAAACGACCGGGGTAAATCCCGGCAAGAATGGAATCCATCAAATATCGGGTGAAATCGTGATTGATGGTGTTTCCAAAGAACAATTCGACTTTCACGTTCAACCAAACCCAAGGGCGATAATCGAAGATGAAGCCTTGAAAGTTGCAGGGGTAACACGTGAACAAGTGTTGGCATACCCGCCAATGCGACAAGTATATTCCGAATTTGTTGCGATGCTTGAAAAGTATGTCGATAAGTACAACAAGAAAGACAAGTTCTTCTTGGTCGGTTATAACAATGCGGCTTTCGACAATCAATTTTTGCGTGGATTCTTCTTGCAGAACGGCGACCAATACTTTGGTTCTTGGTTTTGGTCGAACACAATTGATGTGATGGTGCTTGCATCCGCATATCTTGCGACCCGCCGCCCTGACATGGAGAATTTCAAGTTATCCACGGTCGCCAAAACGCTTGGCGTTGATGTCGAAAGTGAATCATTGCACAATGCCTTATATGACATAAACTTAACAAAGGCGGTGTTTGATATAGTTACGAGCGGATTATGAATGTAGAACAATTCGGAAAAATCCAACTTGTCAATGCCGATTGCATGGAAGTGATGCGGACAATGCCGGACAATGCCTTTGACCTTGCAATATGTGACCCGCCTTATGGTTTGGGTATTGACGGACAAAAGGAATGTATCTGCAAGAATCCAAAACACAACCGAAAGCAGCATGACAAAAAGGGTTGGGATAAATTACCCCCCCCCCGAATACTTCACGGAACTTCAAAGGGTCAGCAAGAACCAAATCATTTGGGGTGCGAACTACTTTGTAAAATACTTGTCGAAAGGCACAAAAGGTTGGATTTGCTGGTTCAAAGGACAAACCGGGCTAACAATGTCAGATTGCGAACTTGCTTATTCATCCTTTGATTGCCCGACAAGGGTTGTGACAATAAACCGTTGCGAACTTGCAAAGCAACAAACGATTCATCCGACCGAAAAGCCCATAAAACTTTATGGATGGTTGTTGATGAATTATGCAAAGCCGGGTGATAGAATCCTTGACACGCATTTGGGGTCGGGTTCAATTTGCATTGCAGCGCATGACTTGGGATTTGAAATGTTGGGGATTGAACTTGACCCCGGTTATTTCAATGCCGCAAAGCAACGGTTGTTGTACCACCAAGCACAATTGAGTTTATTCTAATAAAAACAAGTAAATTATGAACTACAACGAAATGACAGAAAGAGCGCATTCCAACGCCGTAAAACATGGGTTTTGGGATAAGAAACAGAGCAACGAACATTGTTTGATGCTTGTTATAACGGAAATTGCCGAAATGGTAGAAGCCGACCGCAAGAATGACAAAGCCGGGGTCGGTGCTAAATTGCTGATGCGGCAAGACATGGAAAAGGGGGAAATGTTCGATGATGTGTTTGAATCGCACGTAAAGAACACCGTTGAAGATGAATTTGCGGACACAGCCATTCGCCTTTTCGACCTTGCAGGGGCTTTGGGTATCGACTTTTCCAAGATGAATCCTTGCCGATATTATAGGGCGTTTACAAAATTCAGCTTCACGGAAAATGCTTTTGCATTGTGCAAGGGCTTATCCCGTGATGTAATAGGCATTGAAAAACGCATTCAATTCGGCATTTTCTATATCCGGGAATGGGCAAAGTCTTTGGATATTGACTTGGATTGGCACATTGCCCAAAAGATGCGGTATAATGAAAACCGCCCAATCCGGCATAACAAAGCGTATTGACAAGCAAATGCAATGCACTTGCATAACAAAAGGAATGTATTTGTATAACTTAAAAACAAACGTGTATGTTTCAATGTGAAGTAATTGGCAATATCGGGAATGATGCCGAAATCAAGGATTTCAGCGGCAAAAAGTATGTGTCATTCAATGTCGCCCATTCTGAAAGGAAAAAGGATGCCCAAGGGGTTGTGACAGAATCAACGGTGTGGGTGTCCGTCCTTTGGTATGGTGATGGCGGCGGGCTTACGCAATACTTGAAAAAGGGGTGCAAAGTGTTTGTCCGGGGGCGTTTGTCCTTGAAAACCTATCAAGATAAGCACGGCAACACGCAAATCGCCGTCAATGTCAATGCGAATGAAGTTACCTTGTGTGGTCTGAAAGGCGAAAGCCAACCGACAGGAGCAACGACACAGGCAGCACAAGCCCAACCGCAAGCATCCGACAATGCGGAAGATGATTTGCCATTCTAATTGCGTGCGATATGAGGTGCAAATATGATAACATCATTGCCATTGACCCCGACAAAGGAAAATCGGGCGTGGCGTTCCTCAAACCGACAACACGGCAATTGGAAGTGTCGAACTTGGCTTTTCCGCAATTGATGGATTACTTGCAATTCTGCAAAAAGACAGGCATTGACAAAGGCGAAACATTGATTGTCGTTGTTGAAGCCGGATGGATGGTCAGGAAAAGCAATTTCCATGAAGCGCAAGGACACCGGGCGGAAAAAATCGCAAAGGATGTCGGGGCGAACCATGAAACAGGGCGCAAGATTATCGAAATGTGCAAGCATTACGGAATCAACGTCTTGGAACACGCCCCGTTGGTCAAGTGTTGGAAAGGCAAAGACCGAAAGATTACCCAAGAAGAATTGGCTTCATTTACGGGTTTGACCGGGCGCACCAACCAAGATGGGCGTGATGCGGCTTTGCTTGCATGGGTGTTTTCGGGCTTGCCTATCAAGGTAAAAGTTGGATAACTTATGCTTAACTTTTTTTGCAAAAGGGTGTGTTATAGTAACACACCCTTTAATTTTGCAATTGCATTGCAAACTAAATTCAAAAGCAGATGAAACCAATTGATTTTCCGCAATCCACAAAGGTATTGCAAAAGCCGTCCACCATGTCAGACAATGAATGTTCATCATTGCACGTGTGGAATGACGGCAAACAATGTGTTTCTTGTTGGAAGCCGACTTTCAAGGAACGAATGAACATTTTATTCGGCGGTAAAGTGTGGCTTGGTGTCCTTTCGGGGAAAACACAACCGCCCGTCTTTGTTTCGGGCGAAATGGTCTTTGAAAAAGCCCCGTTAAAAGCCCGCATTTCGGCTTTTTGGGGAAAGGCAAAGGAAAGTATCATTCAAACATGGGAAAACCTTGCAGAAGCCGCCAAACAGCCCGATAAACGGAAACATTTTTATGTCGGCTTTGTCATTGCGCTTGTTGTAGGTGTCTTGTTTGGGGCTTTGGTCGGTTTTGTAGCCGGAAGCCTTGCCGGAGCAATCAAAGAATGGTGGGATTCCAAAGGTCACGGCACGGTTGAATTGATGGACTTTATCTTCACCATGATTGGTGCGCTTTGCGGGGCTTTGGTAGCCTTGATTGTTTGTGTGTTGTTCAATATCCATTCCGTGTTGTCATGGCTACTAAAATAATCGAAGCGAGTATTGAAACCCTTATCCCGGACAATAAGAATTTCAACAAGGGAACGGAGTTTGGCGAACACCTGATGGATAAATCCTTACGGGAATTTGGGCTTGGTCGGTCAATCCTTATCGACAAGAACAACCGCATTATCGCTGGGAACAAGACAGCCGAAAAAGCCGCCGACATTGGCTTTGACAATGTTATCATTGTTGAAACTGACGGCAATTCACTTGTGGCGGTCAAGCGAAAGGATATTGACCTTGATTCGGCAAAGGGGCGTGAACTTGCCCTTGCGGACAACGCCACAAGCAAAGCGAACCTTTCCTTTGATACGGACTTGATAATGCAAGAAGCTGAAAAGTTCGACTTTGACCCGGAAGATTGGGGCGTTGCATTGGATGCCCAAGAGGAAAACGAAGATGAAGAAGAAAGCCCCAAGAAAGTGATTGACACAAGATTGATTGTTGAATGTGGCGATGTCGCCAAATTGTCATTGCTATTCAACGAGTTGCAAGAAAGGGGCTTCAAATGCGAATTGAAAGAATAAAGTTATGAAAGTGACAAAAATGGACTAAAAAAGGCGTAACATGGCGAAATACGGTAAGAAAATAGTTGAAAAGATTGTCGGGCTTGTCAAGTCGGACACGTTCACCATTGCCGAAATATGCCGCCAAGTGGGTATCACCCCGAAAACTTACCATCAATGGATGGATGATTACCCCGACTTTGCCGATGCAATCGAGCAAGCAAAGGATGAAAGAATGCAATTCTTTGTTCAAGAAGCCAAGAAATCATTGTTGAAGAAGATACAGGGCTACGATGTGACCGAAACAAAGGTTGTCACCATTCCAAGCAAGGTGAAAGACGAAAAGGGCAATCCAAAGCCGATAATCAAGGAACAAACGACCACCAAGAAGCACATTCAGGCAGACACGGCGGCAATCATATTCACCTTGACGAATGGCGACCCGGAACATTGGAGAAACAGACAGACAACCGAGGTTACAGGCAAAGACGGAAAGGATTTGTTTGCGGGCAAGTCAGATGAAGAATTGGATAATGAAATTGCGGAATTGCAAAGGAAGTTAGAATAATGGCGCAAAGGGCTGACAAGATACGGTATTGTAAGGCATTGAAAGAACGGCTTATTCGTGAAAGCCGTTCCGATTTGTTGCGTTTTACCCTTGCCACCATGCCCACATTCCGCCCGGCGGACTTTCACCGCCGATATTACAAGGTTCTGACAGACTTTGCGCAAGGCAAAATCCGCAAATTGATGGTGTTCATGCCGCCCCAACATGGTAAATCCGAGGGTTCAACAAGGCGTTTGCCCGCCTTTCTTCTTGGCAATGACCCTGAAAAACGGTTGGCGATTGTGTCTTACAATGCCCCCAAAGCAAGAAAGTTCAACCGTGAAATCCAAAGGATAATCGACACCCCCGAATACCACGAGATATTCCCGGAAACTAACCTTAATGCCGCCAATGTGACCACGATTGCCGGGTCTTGGTTGCGCAATGCGGATGAATGCGAGATTGTAGGACACCGGGGCAGCTTCAAGACGGTTGGTGTCGGTGGTGCTTTGACAGGTGAACCCGTTGATATTCTTATCATGGATGATATTTACAAGGACGCAAAGACGGCATGGTCGCCCATTGTCCGTGAAAGTGTGTCGGATTGGTACGATACGGTTGCGGAAACCCGACTTCACAATGAATCCCAACAACTGATTGTCTTTACACGATGGCATGAAGATGATTTGGCGGGTACGTTGTTACGGCAACAAGGCGTATATGACCCCAAAGACAATCCCGATGGGTGGGTTGTTGTCGTTTACAAGGCTATCAAAGAGGACAAGCCGACAGAGTATGACCCACGGAAAGAGGGTGAAGCACTTTGGGAAGAAAGACACAGCTTAAAGAAGCTGCAAGCGATACGCAAACGCAATCCCCAAGTGTTTGAATCCTTGTATCAACAAGACCCCCAACCCCGTGCTGGACTTATGTACGAAAGCGGCTTTGTTGAATACACCATTCGCCCGGCGACAAAGTATGTTAAACGTAAATGTTATGTGGACACCGCCGATACAGGTGCAGACTATTTGTGCGCGATAGTATATGACGAAACGGACATTGGTAACTATATTGTTGATGTATTATACACGCAACGTCCGGTTGAATACACGGAAACCGCGCTTGCAAAAATGCTTTGTAAACATGGTGTCGCCGAATGTATTGTTGAAGCAAACAACGGTGGTCGTCTGTTTAAGAATAATGTGGAAAAGCAATGCCGATTGATGGGCAACGGCAAAACGAAGTTTACTTCATTCCATCAAAAGGAAAACAAGGAAACACGTATTTACGAACATTCGGCAATGGTTCAAAACCTTACATTCATGCCGCAAGGTTGGAAACATTTATTCCCTGAATTTGCAAAGGCGGTTTGCGGTTATTTGAAAGCCGGACAAAATGAACACGATGATGCGCCGGATGCTTTGACGGGTACAATTGAAAAGCGTAAAAACCACAAAAAATCGGATGTGGCAAGTCTTTTTGGTTATTAAGTGTATTACTATAAAACATAAATGATATGACAATTGAAGAAATTTTCAAAAAAGCAACGGCAAATGATGTGATTTCGGAATTGAAGTCAAGCCGTTTTATCCCGCAACCTGATGTTGAGGAAGCAAAAAAAGCATTGAACCCCAAGTTGCATGATGTCAATGACCCTATAAAACGACCGGACAAACGGGTGAAAGTTGATGCAGATAATGACGCGGATTCCGCGCAAAAGGTTATCACGACCGATGGTGAAGCGGTAAATTTCAGGACGGAAAAGGTGGCAAGGGTTGCGATTGCCTTGCAAAAGCTGATAATCAAACGTGCCGTGTCGTTTTGTTTTGGCAATCCCCCAAAATATAATGCAACGCCCCAAAACGATAATGAACAAGCCGTGTTATATGCTTTGAACCGTATTTTGGTGGATGTAAAGAGTAAGTCAATGAACCGAAAGATTGCACGTGCCATTTTCGGATTCAAAGAGTGTGCAGAATATTGGTACACCGTACCCGTAAACAAACCACATTCAAAATATGGCTTTCCGGCACAACACAAATTGCGTTGTGCATTGTTTTCGCCTGAATATGGTGATACGCTTTACCCGTATTTTGATGAAACGGGTGATATGGTTGCCTTTTCACGTGCATTCAGTAGAAAAGACGACAACGGAAATGCCGTTGATTACTTTGAAACATTTACAGATAAGGAACATTGGCTTTGGATGAACGGGGCAAATGGGTATGAAGCCGCCCCCGGTTATCCCAAACCGATTGCAATCGGTAAAATTCCGGTCATTTATGGACACCAACCGTATTTTGAAACGGAAGATGTGGACAAGCTGATTGACCGTTTAGAACACCTTTTGTCAAACTTTGCAGACACCAACGATTACCATGCTTCACCGAAGATATTCACAACCGGACAAATCAACGGTTGGTCAAAGAAAGGTGAATCCGGCGCGGTTATCGAGGGTGAAGAAGGTGCGACAATGCAATACGTGTCATGGCAGAATGCGCCGGAATCCGTCAAATTGGAGATTGAAACCCTTTTGAAATTGATTTATACCATATCACAGACACCCGACATTTCATTTGATGCAGTCAAAGGGCTTGGGGCAATAAGCGGCGTTGCCCTGAAACTTCTTTTTATGGATGCACACTTGAAAGTACAGGATAAGGGGGAAATTTTCGATGATTATTTGCAACGCCGTGTAAATGTTATCTTGGCTTATATCGGGCAGATAAACACAACATTGGAAAAGGATTGTGAAAACATCATTGTTGAACCGGAACTTGTGCCGTATATGCTTGTTGATGAACTTGAAGAATTGAACTATTGGTTGACGGCGAATGGCAATAAACCCGTTATTTCACAAGAAGAATCCGTTGAGGGTGCAGGCATATCCAAGAATGTAGAAGCAACCATGCAAAAAATCAAAGACCAAACGGCGAATGAAAATTCATTTATGGTCGGTGAACCTATAATTGCATAAACATGGAAATAAAGACGTTTTCAATCGGCGACCATGTTTGGTTGATGAAAGACAATGCGGTTGCAGAATGTGAAGTGATTGCGATTGCGATTGACTGTTTTTTCGGTAATGAAAGACTACATGAAAATGACGTTGGAAAAATTCAATGCTTCACGGACGAACTGACAATTGGTTTGGGTGTGAAATATACGTTGGTAGAATGTCGGTTCAAGAACTCATGGGCAAAAAAGTTCACACAGGTACATGAACGATGTTATGCAACAAAAGAAGAACTTATTAAAACCTTGTAAGTATGGCAAAACGACAAAAAACGACCCGTTTTTCCGTACAATCATACGATTTGGAGCATTACAGGCAAACAGAATCTTACGCACGTGCCATTGATGCTTTATTTGACCGGGCAACAAAGGAAATATCAACCGCGGCGGCAAAGGGTAAATATGACCCCGACAAGCCTTTTTCTTTTGATGATTACCCAAGTGTTAAGGCAGTTATGCAAGAAGTTACAAAGCAGCTTGCAAGCCGTATGATAACCACTATTGAAACCGGGTCAAAAAAACAATGGTTGTTCGCGTGTGATAAGAATGACGGTTTCATTTCATCAATCATGGACACGTCAAAGTTAAGCAAGTCCCTATTGAAGAAAATGCAAGACCGGAACTTGGAAGCCTTGCAAGCATTTCAGGAAAGAAAGATTGACGGAATGAATCTATCACAAAGGGTGTGGAAATATGTTGGACAATACAAAGAACAACTTGAATCCGCCCTTGATGTAGGCTTGGGCGATGGAAGAAGCGCACAACAATTGGCACGTGATGTGAAACAAAATTTGAACGAACCCAACCGATTATTCCGGCGTGTACGTGATAAACGTGGCAATCTTGTGTTGTCAAAGGCTGCAAGGGCTTTTCATCCCGGACGTGGTGTGTACCGTTCAAGTGTCAAGAATGCACAACGGTTGACACGTTCCGAAATAAACATGGCATACCGGGAAAGCGATTGGCAGCGTTGGCAAAGTCTTGATTTTGTTGTTGGTTTTGAAATACGCCGTTCCAACCATGAACCGTTGTGTGATTGTGATTTGTGTGAAAAGTTGGTTGGAAGATACCCCAAGACATTCAAATTCAAAGGATGGCATCCGCAATGTATGTGTTACGCCGTTCCTATTCTGATGGATGAAGAAACCTTTGATGAAAACGAATTGGGCGACCTGAAAGCGGCTTTGCATGGTACGACATACAAGAAAATGCAAGCCAAGAATATTGTTGTTGATGTCCCTGACGGTTTCAAACAATGGGTTAAAGACCATGTGGAAGCACAAGCAAATTGGGCTTCAACGCCTTATTTTATCAAAGACAACTTCAAGGACGGGCAATTGTCCAAGGGGTTGAATATTGCATTACCGACCGTTAAGAAAGCAATAATTGAATTATTCAAAGGTAGTACACCGCAAGAAATTAAAGATTTCATAATACAAAATATCGCGAAATCTTGCACACTTGAAATCAAATTAAGTGATATTGATTTGTGGAATGATATTGTGAATCAATTAAACAACCGTATTAAGCAATTCGGGTTGGAAAAATTCGGCAATATAGGTACGCCAAGAAGTCGTAATGCAGAAGCATCATGGGATGAACATGGGAATATACTTAACTTGAACATTACGGCTTTGCGTAACAAGACGGCAATAAAAAAGGCAATGTCGTACAAGAAAAGGGGTATTTTATACTCTTTTGCTTATGAAGATTCAGATGATTATGTTCGTGCAGTCATTGACCATGAACTTGGACATTTGATATTAAGCAAGTATGCAAATGTTTCCGAAGTTGCAAAACTGATGGGTGATGTTGGAAAATCTATCATGGTAAATGGAAAATCTTTCAATCCTATAAATGACATATTGGGTTATTATGCTTCAACAGAAGAACACGAATTTTTTGCAGAAGCATTTTCTTTTTACATGGGAAAGAACCGTGAAAAACTTGATGATAGAATCAAGGGGTATTTTGAACGGTTATTCTCAAAGCATGGATTCAATATTGATGGCGACATTGAACCACCTATTGACCCGATACAACAACAGCTTGATGCACTGAAACCACAAATCACCATGATGCGCCAAGGTTGTTTGAAATGGGGCTTGTCCTTGCAACTTTCAATGCTTGACAAGTATGTTCAAGACCGGGATATTGCACACATTCAATCAAGACTTGCAACTATTCAATCAAAAGTTGCGGAATTAGAACAAAAGGATTCAAGTATTCGTGCAAAATGTCAAGAATGGGGGCTTAATACGTTTATCCTTGATGATGCAATGAAAAATCCGGATTCAATTAAGATTCTTCAAGCAATGAATGAATTGGAAGAAAGGGTTAAGAATGCAGAAAAGGAATACAAGACCTATATTCAGGATGCACAAGAAGCGGTAAGGAATGCCAAGAAAGCAAACGTGGATTCATACGATGTTGAATTTGATATTTCAACAATCACCGCCGACAAGCGCGAATGGGTTATGGGTAAAACTAACATCAAAAAACGTCTTTCAGACTTGCAGAAAGCAATAAATGATGCGTCCGGAACTTCTATTCACCCAGCAATGAAAACATCATACATCTACAATTCCGATGTGGATGATACATTGAAGCGAATAAACAAAGAGTTTACAACGGAAAGGTGGTTTGAACATGGTGATTGTGCATTGACACCGACACGAAAAAGCGGTGTAAATGGGTTCACTTATATGGATGGGCGTATTTCATTGCGTCCTGAAAGACTTGAACACGTTAAATCCGCAATGGCTAAAATCGGTCAGGGGCGGTCAAACGAAATCACATTTGAAGAAGCTGATGCAATGGCAACATTTTGGCATGAAATCGCGCACAACCGCAACATTCCGGGCAATATGTATATGACAAACACCCAAACCGATGTGATGGAAATGATGAATGAATTTGTTGCACGAAAAACATTACCTGAATTTTATGCAAAAATGGGGTGTCCGTCAACACCGCACCCGGAATTTATCAATGACCGCGGTTCAACGGGTTACAATCGCCGGGTTATAGGTTATGACTTTGTTATCAAGAAACTTGGTCTTAACCCTGATAAGGTTTTGGCATCTGCAAGGAAAAATCTTTTTGAATTGAAGTACACCGAACAAGAAACAACGGCAATACAAGCATTGTTGGATGGTGGACTTGATAAATTTAAGGGGGTAAATGGCAAGAAGTTGGGCAAGGCTCAAATCAAAAAAATAGTTGCAATGTGCCGGAATGGTTATGGAACACAGACCATTGAAAATTATATGAAAGAACAAGGCATTATCGCAAAAGAATAAGAAAAGGGGCATTCAAGCCCCTTTCTTTATTCATTGTTTTCTTCTTCAAGTTCTTTTTTGTATTGTTGTGTCACAGCGTTCAATAAATCCTTGTTGTTTGTCTTTTCGGCATATTCAATCAAGGTGTGCGCATTCAATAATGGATAAGACTTCAATTCATTCAAATAAGCATCTTTGGACACAATGATAATGTCACTTATCATTTTTTCATCCTTGCAGAAATCAAAGATGGTCTTTCCTTTCAAATTATTGTATTTCATATTTCATTTATTTAGATGGTTTACGATTCGTTTTCTTGCGGTGAATCATGCCCCGGTAAATGACGCACTTATTATTCCGGTACGGTTTAGATTCTGTAATTCCGTATGCCCACAACCGGGACTTTGACACACCTAATTCAGCCGGGGTAAATATGTCATATATGGCGGCAATAGAACCGAAATAATGGTTGTTGTTGTCGCCAAAACATACGTGATATATTGTATTGCCGTTCATTGCTCATTTAATATTGTTTCAAGTTCATCAATAGCCAAGTTAAGTTTTTTTATACGCCTTTTCCAATACCACCTTGTAATGAAAGATGCTTTTTCGTATTTGCAAACAAGGCGTTCAAGTTCACTAATAACAGCCGAGGCGGTAACGGTACGAATGGCAGATGAACAACATTTGGCAGCTTCTTCACTTGCTTTCCCAAATTCGGCAAACGCATTTGCAAGGTTGTTTGCAAAATCATTTGTGAATTGTTCCACCCCTTTCACGTCAATATTTTCTTTGTGTTCCATATTATTTTGCACTAAAATCAAACCATTCACGCGGTGAATTGAATGCCGCCTTTTTTACTTGCCGATAAAACGCCTTGTTAAGTTTGCGCAACCTTGCCAACGCTTCATGTGGTTGCCAATGGAAGTCCGGCATTACTTCATTGTTTGCCGCATAAATTCCGCCTTGTGTTGGCTCGTAATGACCAAAGGCGACCAATTGACCATCCTTGATAAAAACAACGTCCAAAATGGCTTTATTTTGCTTGTGCCGGAATGTAAGACGGCGACATCCTGAATAATATTCAAAGATTCGTTTTTGATGTTCCATTGCCGCCTTGAATTGTTCCGCTTGCAGCTTTCGCCGATTCCACATATTGCGGGCAACCTTTGACCGATATTCCGCCACGTTGATAGGTTCATTCCCGGTTGCCATATCATACGGCAACAAACCGTCATTGAACATCTTGACGGCACGGGTAAAATTTTCCTTGTCAATAATCTTATCGTGAAGTGACTTCACGAAATCCACCGTCAAATCATATTTCTTTGCGGCGGCTTCAATACTTGTCTTTTCCATACAAAAGTAACTATTTTATTTAATACAACAAACTATTCAATAACTTGTGGGATTGTACCTTTTTATGTCAAATTTATAATAACGACCAATTTTCTTCATAAGAACACCGTTCAACTTCATTATGCTTTGTATAATTGCCATGTTGAAGCAAAACCGGAATGATATTCTTGGGAATAAAAACGCCCCATCCTTTGCCCTTTTCAGGAAAAACCCGGACACACGACCCGTCATTTTGGATGTGACCTATTTTGAAATAATCATGTGAACCATTCCATCCATCATAATGTGAAATGGTCTTGCCCATAAGGGATTGTTTAATTTCTTTGAGTAACATAGTTGCGAAAGTGTTATGGGGCGGGAATACCGCCCCGGATTGTTAGATGTAATAAATATCAATTGACCCCGACCCCCATTCTTCTTCTAATTGTAAGGTCAAAGATGGGGTCGTTTTAGGTATGAAAGATTCATTGTTTTCATCCCGGTAAACATAGATGAACATTCTTTCAATCGCAATATCCTCAATTGTCCCAAAGTGATGCTTTGTGCTTACAATTCCTGATGAACACCCCCAAATGGTGTTGTCTATTCCCGCGCAATTGATTGCGTCAATTAAATTAAAGTTTTCTTGTGTCATTGTTGCGAAAGTTTATGGCGGCATACGCCCCCGGTTATTATTCCATTGCTAATTCAAGATTATCAATACAATCTTGGATGTTGTCAACCGCATATTCCAAATTGTCGATGGCTTCTTGCATCTTTTCACCGCGTTCACCATCTTGTATTGATTCCGGCAAATTGTCGTATGCGTCTTGTTCTTCTTCTTGAAGTGATTCAATACTTGATTTGAGTTCTTCAAGTTGTTCAGCTATCTTTTGAATTTCTTTTCTTCTTGCGTTATTCATAATGTTTGAATTGTGGGGCAGTTGCCCGCCCCCGGTTATTTATTTCTTTGTGTAGCTATATATCGAATGTGTGGTATGACTAATGTTGAATATTCAGCCGCCCAAATAACCCGAACGTCAATGATTCGTTGCGTACCATCGCTTATGATTGCCGAAAAGCCTTTTGATGTCATTTCCGGCTGTTTTACCTGAATCGCTTTTTCATTCAATCCAAACTTGAAGCATTTGTTTGTCAATATCCGGATGCCGTTATTCCATGATTCTGATGTTTTTTGTTTCATTGCTTTCATGTATGAATCAAAATCCATATTTGCGGCGGGGTCATTAATGATTTCGCATGAATGCTTGCATACATTGTCCAACAAACGCATGATTTTTGATGTTTTACGCCAAGACCAATTCCGCGTGCGTTCAAAGTATTTGCGGCATTTATTGGCGCGTTCATAATTTGCTTTTGCGGATTGAAGTTTAGAATTGATGAAGCTGTAATGCGCTTTGTACCATTCTTTCATTTTATCAAACCACAACTTCTTGAAATCGGTCATAGAATGTTCCAATGCGTTAGACAATCCGGTTGTTGCATCCTGATAATTCCTTGCATCTGATTCCATCTTGGAAAGTTGTTCTTTCAATGATTCAACAAGCATTATTTCACGTGACAAATAGCGTTCATTGTTCTTCATTGATTCGTAATTGTCTGTGATGCGGAAAGCCTTTTCAAAACCGATTATATTTACGTCAACGGGCAATTTGTAGTCACGTAACTTGTGACCCCGATATTCCCGTTCTGATTCAACGATAAGGTCAATGGATATATTGACGGATTCGCAAGCCTTGATTGTACGGTTCTTGTACATTTCAACCTTGCGTTTGTAGTCAGAAATACGCTTTTGCGCGGTTTCTAATTGTTTGTTGATTTGTTTAATTGTTGCCATTGTTGCGAAATTTATATTCATATAAGTCACGTGTGTTATAGTAACACACTGCAAATATAGATGTTTTATTTAATATAACAACCATTTTTGCCGAAAAAATGCAATTGCATTGCAAAAATGTGGATAAGTAAAGCATAAGTTCGTCAATATATCAATGTGTATCACTATAAAACACAATATCTTTGTTGATGATTTGTAACACATAAAAACATTTATCGAATGAAAGAAAAGATTTTGGCATTACTGATTGCAAAGTTTTCAGGCGTGCGAAAAGACGTTTTGAATCACTTGGCACGCACATTTGCGTTACAGGCGACCAACGATGAAGAAGCGAAAGCCCTTGTGGATAAACTCACCGATGCGCAAGTGGATGAATACGTCAAGGAATTTCGCGCAGATGTGGACAAGGAAGTGTCCGAAAGCAACAAAACCTTTGAAGCGAACTTGAAGAAGAAGTATGATTTCGTGGACAAGGGGAAAAAGGTTGAACCCGGCAACCAAGACCCCGACCCGAACGATATTTCGGAAGTGGTGAAAGCAGCCGTTGCGGAAGCCGTCAAGCCGTTTCAAGAAAAGTTGTCAGGCTATGAGCGTGACAACATTGCAAAGTCAAGGCTTCAATCATTGAACGAAAAGTTGGCGAATTGCAAGGATGAGAATTTCAAGAACCAAACCTTGAAAGACTTTGCCCGCATGAAGTTCGACACGGACGATGACTTCAACGAATACTTGGCAGAAAAGGAAAAGGACATTGCCACGGCAAATCAAAACAAGGCTGATATTGATTTGAGCAATTCCGGCGGAAGCCCGCTATTCGCCCAAAAGGAAGAAAGCGGTATTTCAAAAGGCGTTGCCGATTTCATTAACAGCCAAAAGCCCGAAAACAACGTGTTCACGGGCAAAGATGTTTAACACCTAATTCATCAAAACAATGGGATTGAGAATTGACCGTAAAAAGGACAACCGTGTTGTGAAGTGTATTCTTCACCGTGTTGCAGATATACCCGGTGGCGTTACCGTCAAGGTCGCAAATTTGGGTGGCACGGGGTTGTTCGAGGGAACACCCCTTGGCGTTGGTTCTGATGGATTGTTTGAAGTCTGCAAGACCGCACAGATATTGACGGAAGCGATTGCAACCGCAACCACGTATGAGGTTGCCAAAGGACACCACTTCAAAGTTGGTGACAGGTTCGCAACCGATGCTTGCAACGGTCAGCAGATAACGGCAATTGACAAGTCAGACCCGGCAAAGGATGTTATCACCGTTGGAACAACCCTTGGTGCGGTCGTCAAGGCTGGAACTTGTGCGTTTGAATCGAGTGGAGCAAACAAGACATTGAAAGTGACCCCGGTTGCAATAGCCGGGTCGAATGAAGATGTCAAGGATGGCGACAACTTGTTTGTAAGTGCATGGGTTATCGGCGTTGTGCGAGAAGCAACCGCACCCATAGTAAATGCCGCTATCAAGTCGGCATTAAAGACAATCGCTTATGTGTAACCCCTAAAAGCAAACCGATATGCAAAAATCATTGATGGTTGGGTTGAATGAAAAGGACATGGAAGCCGTAATCCGCACTTACGACCTCAAAGATTACTATTATCCAACCCTTTTCCCACTCAAAGAAACAAATACTTTGACGTGGAAGATGCTTGAAGCGCAATCCGGCTTGAAGATTGCCGCCGACCTTGTGTCAAGGGGTGCGACAATTTCACGCAAGACCCGTGAAGCGATTTCACGCATTCAGGGCGATATACCAAAAATCGCCATATCACGAGAAAAGAACGAAGATGAATTGACCGAATACGACATAATGGTCGCAATGTCGAGCAGCAACCCCGATTTGCGTGCCCTTGTCGAGTTTTGGGCGGAAGATACCAAGTATTGTTGGGATGGCGTTGCAGCCCGTGCGGAATGGATTGCATTGCGCCAAATTTCGCTTGGAAAGGTCAAGTTCACCAATTCCAACAATGCGGCGGTCGTTACCGAATATGACGTTGATTATCTGATTCCGGCGGAACAGAAGATTGGCGTTGAAACGGCATACACGAGCGGCACAAGCGCAAAACCGCTTACCAAGGACATTCCAAAAGCGATGAAACTTGGCAAGAAGTTGTTTGGCGCAACGTACAAGTTCGCATTTATGAATGTTGATACCTTTGAAAAATTCGCTTCACAGGAAGAAGTTTGGAAGAAGTGTTCATCCTACATTCAGAATGCAACGGGAACGCAGGATGCGCCCGATTTGGCGACCGTGAACGCATATCTTGCCAAGAAGAAAGAACTTTACCGTGGTTTGCAGATAATCGTGATTGACCAAGAAATCACAATTGAACTTGCCGATGGTTCACGCATTACTTCAAATCCGTTTGAAGATGATGTTGTTCTTTTCTCTGAAAGCAAGGTGCTTGGAAACACCTATTGGAAGAAGCCGATTGACGCAAAGAAGTTGCCCGGAAGCGTTGCCGAAAAGGTAATGCACGGTCATACGCTGGTCAAGAAGTATTCCAATGAATCGCCCGTTCAGGAAGTCACGGAGGGAATCGCCAACTTGTTCCCGGCTTGGAATCTTTCAGGTCGAAGCGTGTTGATGCAGACCAATGCGACAACTTGGAATAAGAACTAACATTCGCCGTTGGGGTGCATAACACACCCTAACGGCTTTGCAAGACAAAAAGGAGTATGACAAACAAGGAGTATTTGACCAAAGCATTGAACGGACTTAACCTTTCGGAAGATGATATTGACATTATCGTTCTTAAAGGTGGTCTTGAAGCGGATGGCGTTGTTGATACAAGGGCTTGTGATATGTCGGTGTACAATCGTATGTCGGTCGTATTGAAAGGAATGATGCAAAATGTTTCCGAGGGTGGATATTCCATTTCATGGAACATGGATGCCGTCAAGTTGTTCTATAACGCATTATGCAATGAATTGGGCAAAGAAAACGTGTTAGTCGCCCGTCCGAAAATTCGTAACCGTTCAAATATTTGGTAATTATGATGGTGAAGCAATATCCGCATTACCTATTCATTGAGGAAGCCGCAGAATCCATACAGGATGAACAAGGCAACTTTATAGAATGTTTGGTGTCGCGCAAGTTTATTTCCATGTGCCGAGAGGAAACAGATGGGAAAGGTACGGAATATCAAGTTGCCGGGGGAGAATACCAAAAGGCAACGTCTGTTATTCAATGCCCTAAAAGTTGCCCGGTTGTAAGCCGGGGAACAAAAGTGATTGTTGCAAACGACCAAGAATGCAAGGATATACGCATTTCCGGAATTTGCTTGAATTTTGACCCCGCACAACTTCATTCAAGATTATGGGTATAAAGGCTAATTTTACAAAAGATGATGTCAAAAGGCGTTTTGATGCCTTTCTTGACGAAATAGAACGAAAGCAAATTGCAAGATTGCAAAGGCTTGGTGAAATGTGCCTTATTGAAGCGCGTAACAACAAGGGATATACGATGCAGACGGGAGCATTGCTTTCGTCAACAGGTTATGAAGTCTTTGTTGATGGCGTGGCAATACATTCCCAATTTGATGCAGCAAGCGGGGCGGAAAGCGATGCGGCGGCAAGGGGCATAAAATCCGGGCAATCTATTGCCGAAAAAGTCGGCAAAGAAACCAAGGGTGTTGCGCTTGTCGTTGTTGCCGGAATGAATTATGCCGCGTATGTGGAAGCCCGCGGATATAACGTGCTATCAAGCGCGGAACATCTTGCAGAAAGGGAATTGCCCCGAATGTTGGAAAAACTAATTACTAACATCAAACGTGCAGCGGAATAATGAAAACCATTTTTGACACCGATGGAATCTTGTTTGCCTTACTTGATGGTAAAACATCAATTAAGGGCGGTTGTTATACCGGGGATGATAGACCCGAAAATTCGACCAACGAAGATATTGTTGTGAATACTATTGATTTGGCGCAAGATTGCTTGCCGCAAATTGGTACTTCAAACATCAATATTTATACGGCAGACACAAGCAAGAAAATAAAGGGCAAAATGCAACTTTCGGCAAATCGCACACGTCTGAAAGCCTTGGCAAATGAAGTCTTGGCGATTGTGAGAAGTGCGAACATCAAAGGGTTGAAGATGCGACCCGGCACAATGTCAATCATGTATGAGCCGAACACCAAACAACACTTTGCTAACATTCGCATTGATTGGAACATTCAAATTGATTAAAAGTTATGGCAGAAAGAACATCTTTGATAACCCTTGGTCTTTGCCAAATCAAGGTTGGAACGGCAGCACCCAATGGAACAATGCCGTCCGAGTTAAACAAAATCGGCAAGACTTACAAGAACACTTGTAAGATTGCACAGGCAACGGCGGACGTGACGGAACATTTCGAGGAAGGCATGGCAGCCCCGGAAGTACGCAAGAAGTCACGCAAAATCCCGACCCTGACATTCTCAATCATGGATGCCAACGTGCAAGATTTGATTGATTATGTCGGCGGTGCAAATGTGGGCGATTCGTCCAACCCCAAGTGGGGTTATGATGGCAATGAAGTTGTCGCAAACAAGGCAATTTTCGTTGAATCTGAACAGGGGTTGGACTTTGAGATTCCCAACGGTGACATTGAAGCGGTTATAAATGCGGATATGTCGGCGGCAGGAATTTTCCTTGTGGACTTCACCGTTACCCCGATGGCGGTTACAGCCGGAAAAGCCATTCGCGGCGTGCCGAAAGCCAAGGCGTAATTCGGGGTGCATTGATTGTTTAATACAAAAACCCGAAGCCCCCGGAGTGTGACAACTTGCGGGGGCTTCTTACTTTCAAAAGCAATGAATGACGAAAAGAAGAAACTTGAACAAGAACGCAACGAATTGAACACCCTTATCAATAAGGGCGTATCATTTGAGTTGAAAGACACCGAATTTGAGGTGGAAAAAAGATTTTTCGGTCTGATAAGGCGATATAAGCCCAAGGAGGTGACACGCACATTCAGAATCGAAGAAATGACCCTTGCCACCCTTGACCGTATAACATCCGAATTGGTGGAAATAGCCATTGATGAAAATGAAATGAAGTCGGCGGACACGGACAGCATGAAGATGGCAAGGACACTTGCCCACAAGCATTCTTTGCGGTGTGCAAGAATAATTGCCATTGCGGTGCTTGGCGAAGATAGGTTGGTTGCAAAACCCGGCAAGGGTGGTATAAGATGGATTGAGGACACGAAGAAACTTGATGAATTGACTTCTTTGTTCGCCCGTAAAATCAAACCGTCAATCCTATACAAGTTATATGTACTTGTCAATACGATGGGCAATCTTGGGGATTTTATGAACTCTATTCGATTGATTTCAACAGAAAGAACCACGATGCCGATTCGGATAGAGGAAAACAACGAGGGTTAAACAGTCCACACGGTCGCCGGGGTGCAATATGTGAGCATTTCGGATGGACTTACGACTACTTGTTACACGGCATTCCGTGGTCGGTTGTTCAAAGGATGATGATTGATGCACCGGGCTATGATTTGGATGATGGCAAGGAAACGGAAATTCAATTGTCAGAGGACAACAGCGAACAAATTATGAACTACATTAACAGCATGATGTAATATGGCAGAAATAGACGGTGGGTCATTATCTTTCAAATCCATTTTAGACAATGGTCAGCTTAATGCGGCTATTGACGAAACATTGCGGCGTGTGCAAGGCTTTTCGGATGCCGTTGCCGGAAGCGGCGATGTGATGGATAAGACCACACAAGAAATGGTCGAGTGTATCGAGATTCAACGCAAGGTGATTCAGGATTTGGAAAATTCATACAATGACCTGACCGCCAAAATAAACGCAATTGAACCGGGCGATGCACAAAATCAACTTATCGAACAAGCCAATTCGGTAAAACAAGAATTGGATGCCGAAAAGCAAGGTCTTGTCGATTTGATGAACGAATTGAACAATTTGCAAAGGACAACGAGCGGTGCGGCTTCAAGCCTTGACCAAATACGTGTGACACTTGGGCAAATTGGTGCGGCGTGTGAGGAACACGAACAAGCGATTGCAAAGTTGAGTGCCGAATATGACCGTGTTAGTCATGCGGCAAGCGATGCTTTCATGTCCGGGCGTGATGATGATTACCGTGCCTTACAAGACCGTGCGGATGCAATCAAAGGTGAAGTGACGGTTCGCAAGCAGCTTTTGAATGAGTTGCGCAACCAATCAAACGCATTGGAAGATGAAGCGCAAAAGATTGAAAAGGCGGCACAGGAAGCCGAAAATGCGGCACAATCCCACGTGTCTTTCCGTACCCGCTTGCGTGAAGTGCGTGAAGAATTGATGCAATTGGAACTTGCGGGCGACACAAGTTCCGAAAGATACAAGCAACTTCAAGCACAAATGGGCGAATTGTCGGAAGCGATGGATGCCGTCACCACCCAACAAAATATGTTGAAGCGAGGTGAAAGGATGTGGGATGGCTTGTTGTCGGGGCTTTCGGGCGTTTCAGGCGCATTTTCGGCGGCACAAGGTGCGGTTGCCTTGTTTAGCGGTGAAAACGAGAATCTGCAAAAGATAATGCTTAAAGTGCAGTCCTTAATGGCGGTCACAATCGGACTTAAAGAAGTGCAACTTGCCCTTGATAAAGATGAAGCGTTCCAACTTGTAACCATCAACGGATTGAAAGAATGGTGGAACAAATTATTGGCGGTCGGCAGGGGTGAACAAGTTGCATCAACAGCGGCGACTGTTGCAGATACCACCGCAACCATTGCGGACACGGCGGCAACAGCCGCCAATACAGCCGCACAAAAAGCAAATACGGCGGCACAAACCGGGAACACGGTTGCCCAAGGAGCAAACACGGTCGCAACCGGGGCGCAAACCGCAGCGGCGGTCGCTGGTACGGCTGCAAATATAGGTCTTGCCGGGGCTTTCCGTATGGTCGGGGCGGCTATTAAGTCAATCCCGGTGTTTGGATGGATTGCAGCCGCATTGTCGGTTTTGGTTGGCGTTATTGTTCACTTTGTCAGCAAGGCGAATGAGGGCAAGAAAGCGGCACAGGAATTTTATAAATCCCTTGCCGAAAACGCATATAAGCCTATTGCCACAATTGAAGATTTGTCCTTGAAGTGGAATGCCCTTGGCGATGATTTGGACGCAAAAAAGAAGTTTATCGAGGAAAACAAAGCGGCTTTTGACGAATTGGGCGTTTCCATCAATGGCGTAACTGATGCGGAAAACTTGCTTATCAACAATAAGCAAGCCTTTATCAATGCACAAATTGAAAAGGCAAAAGCCTTGGTCTATCTTCAACAAGCACAAGAAAAGGTAAAAACCTTGTTGGAACAAGAACAAGCATACAATGCCATGCCGGACACCGTGACAAAGAATGTGCCTTATGGTGAAGCGGCTAATGGCGCAATCTTATTCAAGCAAATAGAGGTTGCCAATGAAGCCAAAGCGGAAGCAAAAACACAACTTGACGCATTGAGGGCTGAAATAACCAAAGGATTTGAAAATGCCGCCACCGCTGAATCTAATGGTTTTAATATGCTAAAACAAGCCGGGATTGATGCGACCAAGACTTATGCGGATGGTACTTTGGGGGCAATCGAACAAGCCATTCAGGTAAAGCAAGAAGCCTTAAAGAATCTGACAAGCAATGCGGAATACAAAACCGCCATGCGGGAAATCGAAAAGCTGCAAAAGCAAGCCGATGCGATAACCGGGCGAAAGACAACAACCACAAGCAACAAAAACACCAACACACAAGACCCATTCATTGAGAAACTGAATAAATATAGGTCAGAATATCAAAGGTTTCAAAAATGGGTTAATTCAGGCGATGAAGTGCTTGTCCGTTCTGCAAACCAAGAGTTTTCCAAATTGCTTGCAGAGGGGGCGACATACATTGATTACTTGAAGAATCAACGTGACCAAATTTTGGCGGTCGATGTGGCGAACCGTTCAAAAGAACAAAACAAGCAATTGCGCCAACTCAATGATGCCATTGCAGAGGAAACACGGACAACCGTATTGGAAGCATTCAACGAAGAATTGAATGCCCAATTGACCAATGCACGAACCGTCCTTGATATGCTCAATATCATTGAGCAGAAACGCAAGGAATTGTCCGGCGATGGAACGGAACTTGACAATGCCAAGGCGGATGCCCTCAATGAAGCGGAAGAAAACGCCCAAGACCAATTAAGGCAGGAAACGGAATCATTGCTTGAAGAATATGCTTCTTATGTCGAGCAAAAACGCCGTCTTGAACAACAATTCAATGATGATGTTGCCTTGATGATGCGTGAACGTGAAAAGGCGACAACGGATGCGCAACGTGCGGAAATTGACAATGCCATTCAAAACAGGACAAAGCAATACAATAAGGATGTCCGAAACATTGGCGGTGTCGATTATGATGCGATGCTTGCCGAATATGGCACGTTTGAGGAACGCAAGCAAGCAATCATTGATGATTATGACGAAAAGCGGCGTGCGGCACAGGAAGCCGGGAACACGGAAATGGTCGAAGCGATAGACCGTGCGCAAGCAAAGGCACTTTCAAAATTCGCCCTTGACGAATTGCAAGCACACCCGGATTGGGAATTGATGTTTGGCGACCTTGACGAAATAAGCACCAAGAAACTTCAAGAATTGATTGATAAAATCAACAATCTTGATGGGGCTTACCTTGGTATCGAGTTTGACCCGAAAGACCTTGAAACCCTCAAAAACAAAATCAAGGAAATGCAGAACGAAATACGGGAACGCAACCCGTTCAAGTCGTTGATTTCCTCAATCAAGGAATATGGCAAGGCGGCGGATGATGAAAGCAAGAAAAAAGCCTTGACGAATATGTTTGAAAGCGCAAGCGGGGCGATTGACCTTGTGGGTGGTGCATTCGATGCGGTAACGTCCGGGCTTGAAAAAATGGGTGTCACGATGGATGAGCAAACGCAAGCCATTATCGGTGACATTGGCGGCATATTGGATGGAGCGGGTCAGGTTGCAAGCGGTATCGCAACGGGCAACCCTTTGTCTATCATTCAAGGTTCAATCGGCTTGCTTTCATCCGCATTTGACTTGTTCAACAGCCGTGACAGAAAGGCGGAAAAGTCAATCAAGCGACACCAAGAAGCAATCGACAAGCTGAAAGCGTCTTATGAACAACTTGAATGGGCGGTTGATAAGGCTTTGGGTGCGGAAGTGTACAACAACCAAATGGGCTTGATTCACAACATGGAACAACAACAAGCCCATTTGCGTGGCATGATTAGCGATGAACAATCAAAGAAGAAAACCGACAATGGGAAAATCCAAGATTACCAAAACCAAATAGCGGAACTTGACCGACAAATTCAAGATATGTATGACGAAATCGCCAATGACATATTGCAGACCAACGCAAAGGATTTTGCATCAACATTGGCGGATTCCCTTACGGAAGCATTCAAGGCTGGTGAAGATGCGGCGAATGCCTTTGAACAAACGGTTAATGAAGTCTTGCAAAATGCCATTGTAAACCAATTGAAAAAGAAGTTTCTTGAAAACCAATTGCAAAGCGCATTGGATAGCCTTTACACCGATATGGGGTATTGGTCGGGTGACAACTTCATTTTTGATGGTCTGACGGATGCCGAGATTGCAGATTTCAAAGCCAAAGTTCAAGCGGCGGCAAACAACTACAATCAAGCATTGGATGTTTACAAGGATTTGTTCAAAGACTTGGAGATTGACGATGATTCGGAAGATTCATTGACAGGTGCGGTAAAAGGTGTAACAGAAGAAACCGCCGACATTATCGCCGGGCAAATGAACGCAATCCGAATAAACCAAATGGAAGCAACACAAGTCTTGCGGCAATCGCTGCAAGCCTTGAACACCATTGCGAACAATACGGCTTACAATCGGTTGCTTCAAGATATTCTTTCGGCGGTCAGAGAATTGCAACGCCCAAGTGGTGATTCTTTGAGGTCGCAAGGTTTGTCATAATCGAATATGTTTCACTATAAAACAAAACGATATGGATTTAGCGAAAGAACTTGCAAGGCAAGCAAAGAAAAAAGGCATTTGCAAACCGTGGTACAATGAATTGAAGTCATTGAACGGTGACAATATAAATGCGATGGCGCAAATGTATTTGAAAGGCATTGATTTTTGCCTTGCCAATGATTACCCCGACAACGGCTTCATTAGAACGCATTTCAAGGGCAAAATGGAACAATACGGGGTTTTCCTTGACGATGATATAAAAATCGAAAATAAGCCCAAATGCGTGTGTCTTGGGGCAACTTGTGGGCGTGTCGAAATAACCGGGTTCAACGTGTGCGAGATATACGCCAAGCACAATGCCAAATTGAATGTCATTGCAAAAGACAATGCCTTTGTGGTCATTGATGTATTTGATGATGCCGTTGTTAATGTTTGCGCAAGCGACCGGGCGAAAGTGTGCGTAAATCATTATGTCGGCAACGGTCAGGTAATCAAATGCGCAATGGATGATGCAACTATAAAAGTCATAGAGAAACAGAAAAAAACTTATTGATATGGATGCGAACAACATAATTCTTCAAATGCCATTTGATGAAAGTGACGGTTCTTTGGTGGTGTATGATTATAGCCAAAACCGTGCGGATGGGGCGGTCAATGGGGCGCATTTCGTCACAGGTAAAAACGGCAATGCAATTTCTTTTGCCGGGTCAGACACTTGCGAGGTGTCAAAAGCGGTGTTCCCTAACATGACAATCGACTTTACGATGATGATGTGGGTTCAAAACCGTGAAGCCGAATTGGGTTCACCTCAAAAGTTGATATGGGTACTTAACTTTTCCGGGCTGAAAAACTATGTTGAAGTACCCATTGAAGCCAAACCCGGTTCGTGGTTTTCGCTTGCTTTGACAAAAAAGTCGGGTGTGTTCAATTTTTACGTCAATTCCTCACTTGTCAAGACCGTGAACAATTCCGGCACATTGCTTGGCGTGTCCTTGAATCAAGACTATTACGGCGGTTCATGGGGCTTTGGTTTGTTGGATGATGTGAAGTTTTACAACCTTGCCTTGACACAAGCCGAACTTATCAATGAAATGTCAAGCAGCAAGCAACAAGGGTATTTGCTTGACGGCGTAAATTTCAAAGAATATGGCGTATATGTGTCCGGGTCGGACGGCGTGTTGAACCGCCCGAAATTAAAGACCCCGGCTTCTTTGTCTTGGGATAATTATCACGGTGAAAGTGTTGATTTGATGCACAAGTTCTATGAACCACGTGATATAACCTTGTCATGCTTTGTCAAGGCAGATTCAAAGATGGATTTTATCCGAAAGGTATCTTCTTTCCAACAACAGCTTGACAAGACAGGAACAAACCGCCTTACAATTGACATTCACCCGGTAAAGCCATTGATTTATGAAGTGTATTGCAAAGACGCAATCGAAATCACAAAAGAATGGAATGATGAATTGATGGTTGGCACGTTCAAATTGAAGTTGGTTGAGCCTGAACCCGTGAAGCGTGTATTGAAGCATATCCGGGTGGGTGAATCAACAAAGACTTGCACCGTCAAATTGACCTCAAACAAATATGTGAACATCTATTGGGGTGATGGAAGTGTCGATTATGACATTTGCGGTGATGAAGTGGAAATAACCCATGACTATGCCGTGAATGGTGACTATTTCCCGGTAATAACCGGCTGCATTGATGAAATATCATTGTTTGAAACAAATGCCATTGTCGTATGGGAAAAAATTTAACCAACATATTTATAACGAAAGCAAATGGAAGCCGTGTGCCGATAGCCAACAGGCGCACGGCAACCGACATTTCATCCGCAAAGCAGAATTGGGCATTGAATGCGGAAGATACCGTTTCCATAACCGTTGTGTCGCCATTTCCGCAAACATACGGCATTGGCGATAAGATAACCATATTCGGGCGTGACTACAAATTGAACCGATTGCCAAAGGTCAAGAAAACAGGTATGCACGAATTTCAATATGACTTGGAATTTGAGGGCATACAATATGACCTTTTCCGGGTGACATACGATGTGACCATTGACACGACTACAAATGAATTGCAGGATGTGCAGGGCGACACCCTTACGGGCGACTTGCACCGTTTTATGACCGTCCTTGTTGCAAACGCAAACCGTGTCTTTCCGGGTAAATGGGTGCTTGGCGTATGCCCCGAAACGGCAGGCGACAAGACATTGACATTTGGAGAATCGGACAATTGCTTGTCCGTGTTGCAAAATCTTTGCGGTGAATCCAATTTCAATGTTGAATTTGAGATTGAGCAATCAAATGGGGTCTATACAATCAACCTTTATGAAAAAGTCGGTCAGACCTTGCCATATACATTCCAATATGGCAGGGGGCGTGGTTTGTATGAGCTGACAAGGGAAAATGTATCGTCTGCAAACATTGTCACAAGGTTGAAAGTGTATGGTTCAACGGAAAACATTACTTCAAAATATCGTGCCGACCGCCTTTGTTTGCCCGGAAAGACCAAGGGACAATCATATATTGAAAAACCTGAAATGGTGGAGAAATACGGCATATTTGAGGGACGAAAGAACTTTGATGATATAAAACCGTCTTTTACGGGGTCAGTCAAAAAGGTTATTGATGTCTTTTCATTTGTTGATACGGATTTTCCTTTTGATTTGAATGAAAAAGAATCGGATGGTGTAACTACAAAATATTTGATTGATGGTGTTGCGGCGAAAATCCATTTCAATACAGGCAATCTTGCGGGCTATGATTTTGAAGTGAAAAGTTATGACCATGCAACAAAGACATTCGTTTTGCGGAAATTCACGGACGACCGGGGTAATGTTTTTCCGTCTGAAACATCCGCGGCATTTCAATTTGCCAACGGTAACGAATACAAGATAACTGATATTGCCTATTCCCCGGAAATCGAACAGGCGGCAGAAGCAGAATTGGCGGAAGCCGGAAACAAATATTACGACCAAAATTGCCAACCGAAAGTTCAGTATGGCGTAAGTGTAACAAAGGCTTATTTGGAACAATTTGTGGATGAATCGGCGGGCGTGATGGATTTCTTTGCCCCCGGTGATTATATACACGTTAAGGATGCGGATATTGAAGTGGACAAGGCTATTCGTATAAAATCATTTGTGCGAAATATACTTGACCCATACGATTATACTTTGACCATTTCAGACACACAAACAACGTCAAGTATTACAAACCGGGTCATATCTGATTTGATAGATATTGACAAGGTTATTACGATAAACAATTTGAAAGACCCAACCCGTGCCCGTGCGAATTGGCGTTCAAGCCGTGAAGTTTTGAACATGGTATTTGACCCGGAAGGTGATTATTACACCGATAAGATAAAACCAAATTCAATTGATACGCTTGCATTGTCTATTGGTGCGAAATCAATGCAGTTTGGGCTAACAAATACCGTGTTTCAACCAAATTATAACGGCAATGCCAATGTTATGAAATGGCAGGGCGGTGTCTTGACACATTACACAATCAATGAGGAACACGCGGTTTCATGGGTTCTTGCAGATGGTCAAATTACTTTATCGGATAACAATGCGGCTTATTACATATATGCACGATGTTCAAGAAATAATCAAAACGGGTCAATCCTGATAACAGCAACACAATACAAAGTGGATGCCGACAATAGCTATTATTACTTTTGGATAGGTGTTCTTAATTCGGTAGATGCAGAGTTAAAAGCACGTTCAATCGCTTTGACTTATGGCTTTACGATGGTGAATGGTCGGTTTATCAAGACCGGGCGTATTGAATCGGCTGATGGTTCGACATACTTTGATTTGGATAATTCCGAAATTGGCGGACGTATTGTGTTTAATTCCAATGGAGAAGAAAAGACCCTTGAAGAATTGGGAAAAGAATCCTTGGAATCAAAGGATTTTATCAACAATACATTGCCGGGACTTCTTGACGAAATCCAAGCGCAATTGGATGGACAGATTGAACAATTCTTTGATACATACAATCCAACATTGAATAATGCCCCGGCGAATGGATGGAAAACAGCAGCGGACAAAGAAAACCATCTTGGGGATTTGTTTTACAATACGACAACAGGAAAGGTTTTCCGTTTCGTCAAAAATGGGAATACATATTCATGGCAGGAATTGCAGGATTCAGAAGTGGCACAAGCCTTGGCGATTGCAAATGACGCATTAAAACTTGCAGGAACAAAACGCCGAATATTCACGTCCACGCCTTACACACCGTATGATGTCGGTGACTTATGGGTTCAAGGCGGTTCGGGGGATATTATGCGATGTAAAACCGCACGTCAATCCGGCAACTATTCGTCAAGTGATTGGGAAAAGGCTTCAAAATATACCGATAACACCGCTTTGAATGATTTTATCAATGGGGCGTATAACAACACGATTGAAGATTTAACAAATCAAATAGATGGAAAGATAGAAACATGGTTTCAAACAACCGACCCGGCTTCAAGTTGGACAACAACCGCATTAAAGAAAAAGCACGTTGGTGATATGTGGTATAATTCAACCGCAAAAAAACTGAAAAGATATTCAAGTTCATATTCATGGGTTGATATTGACGACCAAAAGGCTATTGACGCGTATAATGCAGCAAGTCAAGCACAAGACACGGCAGACGGGAAAAGGCGTGTATTTGTCACAACACCATATCCGCCGTATGATGTCGGTGACTTGTGGGTGAATGGTGTTGTCTTGAAGCGTTGTGCGACAGCAAGGAAAACGGGTTCATATATTGCGAACGATTGGGTTCTTGCAGTTACTTATGACAACACAAAGACCGTAATTGATGGGGGTATTGTAACATCCGGCACAATTCAATTGGCGGGTTCAGGTGGTTCAATCCTTGCGGGAATAACAGGGAATGGAACGGCGGCAACGTCTATAAGAATTTGGGCGGGGGCTTCTTATGAAAACAGAACAACAGCACCTTTTAGAGTGATGCAAGACGGTTCAGTTGTAATGAGCAAAGCAACCGTTGAGGGTGTAATAAATGCCATTTCCGGGTATATTGGTGGTTTTCGTGTTCAACAAGGGCAAATCGGTTATGGCACTTCATCCGAACAGGATAAAACAAATGGATTGGCATTGTTGAATAACTTTATAAGATTTCAAAACGGTTCTCAACGTGTGTTGCTTGGATGCCTTAATTCTTTGGGCTATCCTTTCAACGGGCTTATGGAATTAACGGGTTTGACAGGGACAACACTTGAATTACACAAAACCCCATCCAAGACAAGTGACAAGGATTTGGAATATTGGCATGAACCTAAAGCCCTAAGTGTATTTGGGAATCAAAAGAATATAGGAAAAGTTGCCTTATTTGAAAATGGTTATATAGGTCAAGCATATACGGATATAATAGAAAGTTGGATAAACATAACACATTCGTTTGTATTTAATGCAATAGGTTCTTCATATCTAAATATAAGATTACCTAAATTAAGTACAGTTTGGGGTGACGTTGGAGAATCAGGAACTTTTCTTCTTCAAATCCAAGTGACGTGGCTTGCAAATAACAACCGTATTCGCATTTCCGGGGTTGATGGTGGTTTTTTGTGTAACAATAACGCCGAACGTCCTAATGGCGGTTATGGGTATGTTGATATGGCAAAGGGCGATTCTTTATTATTAAGGGCTTATGGTTCTGATTATTACATTGTAAATTATGGCACATAGAATTTTAGCAAAGATAGATTCAGATGGTTATCTTGACATGGTTTCGTGTTCTACGGAACATGGAGAACGTATGACAGAATTAAGAGAATCCGGATTTCTTGATTTTGTACCAAGTGAACAACCACAATGCGCAACCGGGTATTTTGCGCAAGATTCATTTGAAATTGTTGATGGTAAGATTGTTCAATCTTGGGAAATCAAGGTTGATGAGAATTACACCAAAGCAATGATAAATGATTTGAAAGAACAGCTTTCAGAATCAGACTACAAGATTATAAAATGTTATGAAAGTTCTTTGATAGGTGAAACATTGCCCTACGATATTGAAGCATTGCACAATGAAAGGCAAACAATTCGGGATGAAATAAACAGGCTTGAAGCAATGATACAATAAGTTATGCTTTACTTATCAACTAATGTATTATAGTAACACACAATATGTTTAATTTTGCAAAGCACAAATTGAAAGGTTATGAACACAACAAGAGCGGGTGAACAGGTTTCCGCACAAATCGGGAAAATGGGCAAAATTGACAATTTGGCGGACAAGGATTTCAGCTTGTCCGGCGGTCAATGCTTTAACATTAAAAATGACGGCACGCAACCCGTTAAATTATCGGTGCAGCTTGCCGGGATGAATGATGGTGATTTCATTGAAACACAATTTGATTGTGGGTGGAATCCTGAAATAGTAAAGACGGTGAAGCAAAATTCATTGTCAGGTATTAACTTAAAATGGGGCTATTGATATGGGCTTGATTATTGGGGTCGGCAGCACAAAGCCGACATTCGCTTATGATTATTATTACGGCATTGAATGGGATGCCACGGTGTCAAATCCGCACCCGACAAGAATTGGCAAGATGGAACTTCACCAATCCTTGCCGTTGCAAAGTCTTATCCGGCGTTGTATCTTGAAAGACAACGGCGAAGTGAATTATTATCTTCACGCCAATGATTCAACGAAACGTGACACCGGGGCGGCGGCAAACCTTACCGGGGCGGATGGGCAATACATGGATGAATTGCCCGATATGTATGTCCGCTTTGAAACGGACGGCGACAAAAGCCGACATTTGCAGTCCACCGAACCTTTGCCGGGCTTCAAACTTTGGCGCAAAGACTATGTTTCGGCGGTGGAAGCGACCGTTCAGCGTTCAACACAAACATTGTGTGCGGTTGTGAACAAAGATGCGGATTACAGGGGTGGCAACAACGATGCAGAACGTGACGGCACATATCGTTCACAGCTTGGAATGCCCGCAACGGTTATATCTTTGACCAATTTCCGCACATACGCAAGGAAGCGTGGAACGACCGAATGGAATTGCAACTTGTACCAAACACACAAAAAATTGTGGTGGCTTTTTGCCGTTGAGTATTGCACATTCAATTCGCAAGAAGCGTTCAATGCCGAATTGACGGAAGATGGCTATCACCAAGGCGGCTTGGGGTCAGGCGTTACGACCCTTAACGGCACAAAGTGGTCAAACTTCAACGGCTATTATCCGTTTGTTCCTTGCGGCACAACAAACAGCCTTGGCAACAAGACCGGGTATGTAGAATTTACCATGCCATTTGAATATGACGCAAGTGGTGAAGCCAACTACAAGGGTGAATATAGTGCCGCAACCGCATACACCACCGGGCAATATGTTTCGCAAGGTGATTTGCTATACACTTGCAAAGCAAATGCAGCGGCAGGAACGGCATTGACAAACACAACCTATTTCACGCCCGTGACACGCACGGTTGTGCAAGTGCCGTCTTACCGTGGTGTAGAAAACCCGTTTGGGCATATATGGAAGTGGACGGATGGTTGCAAATGTCTTATTCAGAGTGAAGCCGATGGCGGACTTTCTGAATTTTACGTTTGTGACGACCCGGCGGCATTCACAAGTTCCGGCACAACCAACTATGAATTGCGTGGCAACTTGCCAAGAAAAGAGGGGTATGTGAAGAAGATGATTCTTGGTGAGGATGGCGAAATCATGCCGCTTGAAGTTGGTGCGGGTTCGACCACATATTTTTGTGATTACTTCTATACCAACATTCCGGCAAGTGGAGTTTCGGAACGTGGCGTTTTGTTCGGCGGTAATGCGTATTTTGGTGCGCATGCGGGGTTCGTGTCTGCGTATACGTCTAATGCGGCTACGTATGCGAATGCGTATTTCGGTTCTCGGCTTTGCTTTTACCCGCAAATCGAAGCGGCTTAAATCGTCAAATCGAGTGGCAAATATGATTTTGGAATTTGGATGAAAAATAAAACAAAGGTTGTCCGATGTCGTGGCGTTTTGTTCAGCGGTAATGCGAATAATGGTGCGAATGCAGGGTTCGTGTATGCGAATACGAATAATACGGCTACGAATACGAATGCGAATATCGGTTCTCAGCTATGCTTGTAAAAATATAGTTGCATATCGGAAACCTTGCCACAAAAGCAGCCCGACCGGGGTTGCATGAGTTGGGGCAATAATCCCCAACGGCAAAAAACAAATTAGGTAAAACGGTTTTGGTAGGGGCAACCCGAAGAATCCTAATATACAAGCAAACTTAAAGGACAATGAAACGGATTGGCAATTTGTTTGACCGGGTAATAAGCATTGAAAACTTGCGTCTTGCCGATGAAAAGGCAAGGAAAGGCAAGTTGCGTTCTTATGGTGTGCAGATACACGATAAGAACCGGGATGCCAATATCATTGCCTTGCACGAAAGTTTGAAAAACGGCACATTCAAAACATCCAAATATCATGTTTTCACCATATATGAACCGAAAGAAAGGCTAATTTACCGATTGCCGTATTATCCCGACCGTATCTTGCACCATGCCATTATGAACGTCCTTGAACCGATATGGGTTTCCATCTTCAACAAGAACACATATTCTTGTATCAAGAATCGTGGAATCCACAAATGCGCAAAGGATGTCAAACAAGCATTGAAGCAAGACCCGGACGGAACACGCTATTGCCTGAAAATTGACATAAAGAAGTTTTATCCGTCAATCCACCATGATGTCTTGAAAGGCATTGTCAGGCGGAAAATAAAAGATAATCGCTTATTGGCATTGCTTGATGAAATCATTGATTCGGTCGATGATGAAAAGGGCGTGCCGATAGGCAATTATTTAAGTCAGTATTTTGCAAACCTTGTCTTGGCTTATTTCGACCATTGGTTGAAAGAAACCAAACGTGTGAATTATTATTGGCGATATGCCGATGATATAGTCATTCTTGCACCCAACAAAGAAGTATTGCATGAATTGTTACACGAAATCCGGGCTTACCTGAAAGGGTTAAAGTTGCGTGTAAAACGCAATTACCAAGTCTTTCCCGTTGATTCAAGGGGAATTGACTTTTTGGGATATGTCTTTTACCATACGCATACATTGTTGCGAAAGTCTATCAAGCAGAAACTTTGCCGCCGGGTGGCAAAATTGAACAAGCGCAAGATTGTTCCAAGCAAAGAAGATTACAAGCAGCAAATATGCAGTTGGTGGGGATGGTGCAAGTATTGTGATTCACTCAATTTAATGAACAAACTTTCAAAAACATTTCCGTATGAAATTAGATTTAATAGAACCTAATGCGCACTATGATATGGCGCACGGGAAACCCGCCGTTTTGGAGTATGACAATGACGGTTCTTGGCTTTACCGCTTGAATATAGAACCCGAAATGGGCATACCAGAGGGGCAAGAAGAAGAAACCCAAATCGGGTGGAAGTGCTATGAAGTGCGTGGCTACAATAAAGCCACAAAAGAGAATGTTAAACGGGTCGTTATCCGTTCGGTCATTGACGAAACGGCAGAATTTGACCTTGTTAATTCCTACAACAAACACGTTCTTGGCGTTGCCGTGAACGAAAGTGCAGTTGATGAATACAAGGAGTATTTGCAGTTTACGGAAGATTTGGATGCGGTCTTGATAGAAGATTTGTCTAATTAAACACTTACAGACAATGGCAAAGTTTTGTGAACTTGGTGTTGAATCGGATGTTGTTATTGGTAAGGGTATCGACATTGAAGATTTGTTCGGTCGCCGGATTCTGATTGAAAAGGTCATTATCCAACCAACGAAGTTTCCGGGCAAAAATTCATCCGGGTTGAGAATGCAAATGCAAGTTGTCCTTGCCACATTCAATGAGGAAGCAGACAAGGACGGTGACTTTTATACGAAGAATCCCGACGGCACGCCCGCCGGGGAAAGACGGTCTTGTTTTACCGGGTCTGACATACTTATTGGGGCTATTCAGAAAGCCGAAACCAATTTGCCGTCAATGAATGCAAGCCGTGCGGAAAAAGGGTTGCCGCCTATTCGTTTATACCCAATTGACACAACTATTGTCAAAATCGGCAAGTGTTTTCAATTCACCTGATATGGAACAACAGATGGATAAAGGTATTGGGTGGCTTCACAAGTTGCTCAATCTTCAAAAAAAGTACGGTTTCTTTTCAATAGTCAAGGGCTTGTTCCTTGTGCTATTGGGCGGATATGTCGTTTTCTTTGCACTCAATCCAAAGTATTTGCTTGAACGCATTACGAAGATACAGACAGAGGAACATAACAATCTGATTGAAACCCGTTTGAAGTCTGACACGGAAATCAACAACATCTTGTCAAAATTGCGTTCAACAGCGGATGCCGACCGCGCATGGCTTATCGAATTGCACAACGGAAGCAAGAATCTTGGAACGGGCTTGCCTTTCTTGTATGGTTCAATGCGGATGGAAGAAGTGCGCGACAGCATCTTTCATGTAGATGATGAGTATTCGGATTTCAATTTGTCGAAGTACAAACTTATTGTCAAGACATTGCGTGACGGATTCTTTTATGGCAATCTTGAAGATGTGCGGCTTGTTGATGAACGGCTTTACTACAAGTTTAAGGCAAACAATGTCAATGAAATAGCATTGATTGTCCTTTATGACTGCAAAGAAACGCCCATTGGGTTATTGGGCTTGTCCTATTGCAACGGCAAATTGATGCAACGGCAATTGGTGGGCAAGGAAATACGCAAGGGCGGCTTACAAATAGCAACTCAATTATCGGTAAAAGATGGCAAAGATTGATGTTTTATTGCCCTTTATCCTTAAATGGGAGGGCGGTTTTGCAAATGACCCGGCAGATGCAGGGGGCGCAACAAACAAGGGTGTGACAATCGCCACATGGCGCAATGTGGGTTATGACAAGGACGGTGACGGGGATATTGACGTTAAAGACCTGAAATTGCTTTCGGTTGATGATGTCCGTGACCGGGTGTTGAAGCCCCATTTTTGGGATAGATGGAAAGCCGACCAAATCCAATCGCAAAAGGTCGCCAACATCCTTGTTGATTGGGTATGGGGGTCGGGAAAGCACGGCATTGTCATTCCTCAAAGATTACTTGGGGTCGTTGATGATGGCATTGTCGGCGACAAGACTTTATCGGCGGTGAACTTTGCCGACCCTGACCAACTCTTTGATGCAATCTTCAAAGCCCGTGTTAAGTTTTTCAATGACATAACAGAATCGAGCATTAAGAAGTATGAAAAGAAGATTGGTCGAAAGGCAACGGAATCCGAATTGATGAAGCACACCAACAAAAGGTTTTTGAAAGGATGGCTTAACCGATTAAATGACATTAAAACGATATGACATGAAAAAGATTGTTGCCCCGGTCTTGGGGCTTGTATTGCTTGCGTCTTGTGGTACTGCAAGGAAAGTCCAGCAGACCAAACAAGAAGTCCGAATTGATAGTACGGCAATAGCGAAAGAAGCGAATGCCAAGACGGACAAGTTCGTTGATACGACCCGAACCCAACATGGTAAAATAACCATTACGGAGATAGATTTTTATCCACCCATGCCCGACAATATAAATAATGTCGTGTCGGTTGATAGTGGCAAGCATGATGATACATCTTCAAGGGCGATGCCGCAATCATATCCGGCAAATGCGGATTTGCATAATGTCGGGAACATCAAAGGTGCGGTTAAGTCCATCAAACAAACGGTCATTGAATCCGATGTTGAAGAAAAAGGCGAAAGCGAGGAATCGAGCGAAAGCAAGGAAACCGAAAGTGCCGCCAATGTAGGAAGAAACGAAACGAATGTTCAGCAAAGCCAAGAACCAACCCCCGACCCGTACCGATGGCGATACATCTTTTACATATCTTTGATTGCCGTTGCGGTCTTGCTTTACTTGAAAAGAACGCCAATAATCAATTGGATAAAGAAGATTCTTGCAGGGATAAGAAAGATTCTGTGAAATCTTCACTACCTTTGCACCACATTGTTGCGAAGCCCCAAAGTTGCATTGGGGAACAATGCGCCCCGGCTTTGTGTCGGGGCTTTTTCATGTACACGGATGTACACGGCGTTTTAGACACAAAAACGCCCCGAATTGTGAAAATTCAGGGCGTTTCGTGTACATTTTCGTGTACGCTTTCCGTAAGCCTTTGACACTCAATGTGTATTGCGGAGAGAGAGGGATTCGAACCCCCGGTGCCTCTCAGCACG